AAATCTCCAGTCCAGTCCCTACCAAAAATGTAGTCCCATTGGAAAGTGACCACAAAAGAGGACACTCTGGTTGCGCCGACCTGACAACTTGTCATGTGTCTCAAAAAGAGGACACAACAAAATCTCTAAAATAGCCATGTCTCATTTTGGTGCATGACAAATAATGGGACCTGACTTATTGGCAGGTTTTCGCCTCACCGCATGGTCTTGAAGCGGGACGATAAAAACTCTCGAGCCGACCGCGACCAAAAGCCTAGGGTATACTTTCGCGGCACAAAACCAAGGAGACAAAATGCCACGATTCGTCAGACCGTCATTCGTCAAAATCCACGTGGACGGACTCGCAAAGGAGATCGCCACCGGGCCCCGCTCCCGCTCGGGGGAGCTTTCCGCGGAGTTCCTCGTGCGGAGCAAGGGCTTTGTCCTGCCGCTGCTCGACGTGGACATGATCGCCAGCGCCGACGGGGCGAGCGTTCTCGTTCGCGTCACACTGAAGCACGCGACGCAATCGGCCGGCCCGGGACAGCCCGAGACGGATTGCCTGACCAATATCGTGCTTTACGAGCGGAGGTTTGAGCAATGATATTTGATCTCGTCCACGCGGGAATCGAGCCGGACCTATTGGAAGGGCTTGTCAAGCTCCTGCCACGCGGCACGTGGGGCGAGCCCTCGGACGTTTTCGCGGCGCTCCAGTTAGAGCCGAGCCGACGGGACGCTATCGCCAAAGCCCTAGACTACTGCCCGAGAGAACACGGGCCGCTAGATGACAACATCCTAGCCTTTATCCGTGCGGCTGCGCACGGGGCGCGGGAGCGCGCTCGCACCCCGGAGTTTGTGGCAGCAACACGCAAGGATCAAGAAGCCCTCGAAAAGCTAGGCGCTTGCCAGCCCGGTATTAACTTCGTGTCATACTGCGGCGGGATCGAGAACGCTTGGACGTATTTCGATGCGCTCGGACACTCTGACTACAAGAAGTGGCTACGGGTTACCCTCGACCAAGCGCCGCGGGACTCTCGGCCGGCTCCAAATGCCAGGCTACCTTGACGCGACGGAATGGAGCGCCTACGGGTCGGAGGAAGAAGCGGAAGCGGAGCTTTCGGAGGAACTATGCGAGCCGGACTAGGTTTCCTAGTGTATGCTGTCTTGCTCGCGCTCGTTGTCCTAGGATGCTCGCCTAGTGGGGGCAGGATACGGAAGCGGCGCTAGCGCAGACAGATTGAGGGTTTCCGCCCGGGGCTTGTAGCGCCCGGGCGGTTTTATTACTGGGGGAGCACTACGGGCAGGGATAAGGCATACAGCCCCGCCACTAGAAAGCCCCCCACAATCGCCACAATCCCCGCCCATACGTAGAAGGCGAAGGGGAAGGGCTTGGTATCAAAGAGCGCTAGGGCTTCTCTCTCTTCTTCCTGGCTAATGCCGGGAACCATGGTCTAGCGCATCCCCTGGCAGACCGTGAAGACGCGGAAAGCGTAGAAGGCGAGGGCGCAGACCGTGAACAGGAGGCCGATCGTCTTCAGACTGCGGATTGTGCGCGTGTTTACCATGCCCCCTATATCGTGCGGGCGTGAGGGGAACTTGAGCCTAGGGGCAAGAATCTTTTGCAGGGTGGGGCAGGGGTCGCCCTAGGGCTTGCCCCTATGGTGTATATGGGGCATGGTGTGCCATATAGCAAGCCCTATGCCATGTAAGGGGGCATATAGCGTGCCATGTGGTGTAGTGCCCATAGCATGGACTATGACATCATGTCATGATTGGTGCTGATGTCGCCATGCCATGGGCTGTCTCAAAAGGAGGCTACGTGACGTTTTGGCGTGAAAAGGGCGTGTAGTAGTTTCTGACAAAAATCTTCAGATATCATTTCGAGAGATTTTGTATATACGATATGGCGTATTCGAGGATTTGAATGTTGTCTCTGAACTGGCCGAGGCCAATATTGCAAGCGTAGCACAGGACACCGCGCACTTGGCCATTTGCATGATCATGATCGACAATGAGGCGTTTCCTCTTGCGACAAATCCCGCATCGGCCACTACTAAGGAGCGCAGCCAGGGCCTCTTCTGTGAGACCATAGCGTCGAGCCCTGATGCTTTCTTTACAACGGTGATAACGAACTCTTAGACGAAGTCGATGTTTCTGATACCAAGCCCGATGATAGGCCCGGCGTTCTTCAGTAGACCAGGTCACCTGCGGCTCCGAGGCGGGATCATGCGCGTGAGTGGGCGGCTGACCAGCCGAAGCAGCAGGGCGTAGACAAGAAGGCCGATGAGGACTTTGATCATTTGTTTTTGTGTTTGATGACTTTGAACTCGTTCAGATGACCGGCGCGCGTGTTGTGGTCGAGCGGGTTGTGATTGTGATCTTTGTTGGATCGCGAGCGTCTTGGTGCGTGGCGTTCGAGCGCGATGAAGATGAGCAGGAAAAGGAACAGGATGGTGAGTGCTAGCATGTGACAATATACCTCATAGAAGGCGCCGCTCGGGCACCAGGGCCTTGATTCGACGGCCACAGGTCGGAGCGACGTCCCAAACCCAGGCGCCGGAGCCGAAGAAGCCACCGACCATGTGGACCTGCCGGATCAGGCGGACCTCGACCGGCTCGGCCGCATAGGTCGTCTCCGCCGTCAGGATCGCGATGCAGATCATGCCGGGGCGCAGGTCAGAGACGGGCGGCCTCACAGGTTCCTCGACAGCTCAGAGAGCTGAGTCAGGATCGCGATCTGGCTGATGTTCGGAGTGCGCCGGCCGCCGCGGAGCCAGGCCCGGTGGTGCTCCAGGCGCTGGATGATGGCACCGACTCGGAAGATCGACCCGGCACGCTGGAGAGCGGCGCGGCCGTCGGCGTCGTCATCGGGCACGATGCGGGTCTCGGCCGAAGACCACAGATGGGCGCGGCGGGCCTCGCCGGCCAGGGTCCCGTCCGGGCGGAACTGGGTGTCGCGGAAGCCCGTCACGGTGAACCGGCCGGTCTTGAAGACCTTCTCGACCCGGGCCAAGCGGGTGCCGTCCCCGTCCGCGCCGCAGATCACGATGACACTCTGGCCAGCGGTGAAGCTCATGAGCGCACCCCGTGCGTCGCGGCGACGGCCAGCTCGGTCAGCTTGCGCCGGTTGATGCCGATTCGGTGGGCGGCGAGCAGGGCCGTGGTCAGGGCCTCCTGGTTCGAGTGACCCTGGATCGTCTGGACGATCAGCTCGCCCAGCTCATCGTCGAAGCGGGCGTCGACCTTGGCCACGGCCTCGGTCGTCGTGGCGCGGGTGATCCGGCCGGCGGCCTGCTCCTGATCGCCCTGCGCGTAGGTCACCTGCTGCCCGAGCGCGGCGAGCGTGGTCTTGATGGCCTGGATGGCCTCATCGCGGCATGGCGTCCAGCCGCTGAACGGGCGGACGTAGGTCTGGATGGCCTCGACGGCCGGGTTGAAGTCGTGGCGCTTGGCGCCGGTCGCCTTCCAGAACGTGTAGTGGAGTCGGCCGAGCAAGCTGAACCGGTTCGCGAACGGGTTGTAGACATCGACGTGATCCCCGGTGTTGCGCCGCGCCCCTAAGGAGGTGGCCGTGGCATCATACTTGGACGGCAGGCGCTCCAGCCAGTCCAAGGTCAGGCGCAGAGTGGTCAGGCGGGCGTCCAGCACCGTGCTCGGCCGCGCGGGCACCGGGCAGTTCGGGATCTTGGCCCAGAGCAGCTCGCGGGCCGAGTGGATCAGCCTGACGACGTCCTTGGCGTCCAGGCCGTCGATCTCGACGAGCCAGGACTCTTGGCCAGCGGCCTCGGACATCATCTTCGACGCGATCTGGTAGACGGCATCATCGTCCGCGGCGTCGCGCAGGAACGCCCACAGGGTCCGGCGACCATCGCTCGGGTTTGGGGCATGCCGGGGCTCGCTCGCGGGCTCCGGGATGTAGCGGTCGGGGCTCTTGGTGAAGAAGTCGGCAGCGCGGCTGAGGACTTCCAGGGCTTGGATTTCGTTACTGGTGTTCGTCATGGTGCTGAATGGTATCACGGGAACGATAGACGCGGCGGGTTTTGAGCCGAATCATGACCCAAAACAGGACCACGGCGGCCAGGAAGAGGTCGAAAGCGCTCATACCAGCACGATTTCCTCGGTCATAAGCGCGTCCAGGTTCCACAACTCGACCAACCATCGGAGCTTGTCCTGCATTCCGGTCGAAAAGTCAGACCTGGGCACTTGAATACTCGCTCCGGGCCCGGTCGAATAGCCTTTGGTGCCGCCCAGGCCCAAACCGACCCTCATTCGGATGTCTCGGGTAGCCAAATCCATGGAAATCTGGCCATAGACGCAGCGCATATTGTCCGGCCGGGCGCCGATAGCCTTTTCGATGCCCGTTCTGATGTTTTTGGGCCAAAGAAGGTCGTCACCGGGCTTTTTGCCATCATTCCAGCGCGAATGCGAGAACATGACCTCGGTCAGGGTCGCTTTTCGGCCATTTGGGCACGTAATGGCCAAAACCTGCGACAAATCGAAGAAAAGGCGGTAATCGCCGGGCCCCGACGGGTCAAAGCGCAGAGGAACGGTCAAAATCACGCCCCCAAAGACGCCATTGACCATTTCGTGGATGTCCATCGTCTGGAGCACCGACTGGGCCCTCACAGGCATCGTCCGGCGCACGACCGGGCCGCCCGGGGCATATCCCCCGACCGCGCCCGAGAGGGAACGGGCCTTGGCCGACGCGACGGCTGTCCCGGCGATGTTCTTGAGCGTTTCCAGTGCCTTGTTCAGTTTTGCGAAGGAATCCGTGGCCGTTTCGGTGGCCTTGATGTCGATTTTGACGTCCTGGCAGACGCAGGGCGCGTCACCATTGAACATGGGCATGCGCCCGGTGCCTTTGCAGTATTTGCAGGTCATGATTTGGGATCGAGTTCAATGTTGAGTTCGAAGACGTTCGGAGAGCCTATGGTCTGGTAGGGCCCATACAGATGCATCAGATGGTAACATTGCCATGTGGACCATCCGTCCGCATCCTCAACCACGGGCCTATAAGTCAGGAAGACCGACGGATGTGCTTGATTGACGCGCAACCAGTCCTCGTAGTGAATCCGGCGGCCCAGGGGCGTCAACTTGACGCGGACGTTCTGGTTTAAGTTGAACTTGATCCAGGTCATCGGCGGATCTCCGGCTTGAAATCGTCGGCGGGCAGCTCCGGGTGCTCGGGCCCCTTGGAGCCTTCTAGGATGTCGGCCGCGCCGTGCATGCCCATGCGCCGGAGCGCGACGATGGCGGAGAGCCAGCCCTCCTTGCGGGCCAGGTCGACCATCTCCCGGAGCATGAGGGTGGTCGACTCCAGCCTGGACTGGGCATCGAGCAACTCTTGCTTGTTTGATTGCCGGCGGTGCGACGGATGGTGAAGCCAGGGGTTCATGGCAGTCGCCAGTGCCGCGGGTGGCGTTGGATGCGGACGATGGGCTTCTGCGGCCGAGTGCTCAACCAGCAGAAGAGCATGATCAGGACGATGCACAATGTGAACATCCCGAGCGTGACCACGGTCTGCTCGGGCGTCATGGGCGTGCTCGGGGCGGCATTCGCGGCGGCGGCCTGAGTATACATGATGAACCAGAAAGTGCTCGTGGGGTCCATGTTACCATCCTCCGATCCCGCCACCCGGCGGCAGGTCGTCCGCGCGCACGTTCGCGGGCGGCGTGGGGACGGCGGGCCCGCTCGGGCCGAGCGTCATGTGCGACCGGGGCTCGGTCACCTTCTGGATCGAGACGCCGGTCTTCGCGCCGATGATCAGCTTGAACTCGCCCGGGCCGAAGATGTCGAGCATCCACTTGCGCAGGTCGACGCCCCTGCCGCGCTCGCGCGTGAGGGCGCGAGCGACGCTCTTGATCCGGGCATCGTCGGCGCAGGTCATCTGGTCCTTGGGAATCCGCAGGAGCTTGCGGGCGCGGTCGTAGTTGGTGGTCTTCATTGGTGGATGTCCATGCCGTCCATCTGGGACGGGAATGTCGACTCGTCGATGACATCAGAGAACAGGCGGACGCCGTAGAACATGCCCCAGAACCAGGCACTGTCTCCGTTCGTCAGCGTCGTGACTGTCGGCTTTGCGCCCAGACCATGCAGGACGCCGGCCCAATAGTCGGGCAGCCGCAAGCCGGCCTCGGGCAGGCTCAGCTCGTGCAGGCGCTGCTTGTCGCGGATGACCCGCGCCGCGAGCGGCTGGAGAACGGGCTCATTGCCGGTGATCATGGCTTCCTCCGCGCACCGATGTAGCGGTGGTGGCGAACCAGGCGGTCCTGAGAGATGACCCGGTATTCGCCCGTGGTCGAAAGCCGGGCACCGACCGTGCCCTTGTTGTTCCGAGACAGGACCAGGAAGGTCCCGCCCAGGTAGACGAAGGTCTGTCCGACCTTCAGGTAGCGAGCTGGGAAGTAAATCATAGGCTCATGAAGTATACAAAGAGAACGAGAAGGAGGAGGGCGCCGAGGACGAATCCTCCAGCGCCGTCATCAGATTGGGACTCACTCATGGCGACGATGCGCGTGCTGGCAGCCGCAGGAGTCCCCGGTGGGCTCGATGGAGGCGACGATCCGGCCCTTCGGCTTCTTGTTCCGAAGCAGCCAGCAGGCCCAGTAACTACCGATCAGCGCGAGCGCCATCATAACGAAGGCTTCGATGGTGTGGTAGCTCATTGCTGGTCACCCCAGTAGACCTTGTGGATCGGGTCCCCGAGCCGGCCGGGGATCTCCTCCATCTTGCCGCCCAGCGCCTGCCGCTGGCGCGCGACGAACTCGGTCTTGATGGCATCCAGATAGGAGACCGCGGCGATGAAGCCGGCCAGGCTGAGCTGGTTCCGGGCGGTGCCCCATGCAGCGTCCAGCCCCATCAGGTAGGCATCGCGGACTAGCGCCAGGTCGCGCTCGTGCGTGCTGATGGGCGGCGGGAGCGAGACCGGCCGCGCCGGGGTGGGCGCCGTGAACCGGCGCCTCGGTCTGAAGAAGAACCATGGGAAGAAGCTCATCGGCGGCCAGCCCGACGCAGGATCGCGTCCGCCCAAGCGAAGGCCACCGCGGAGACCTCCAAGCATTCCTTCTTGAAATCGGCCATGTGCTGATCGCGCCTGCGCGCCAGTGTAGCCTCGGCCTCGTCCCGGGTATCGCCCCCGAGACCCTGCAAGGTCTTGTTGACCTTGCGGTTCCAGTCCATCAGCTCGCACTTCTCGCGCGAAGCCTCACCAACCTCCTCCATGAGGATTTCGAACCAGTCCTGATCCGGCCGGGCGGTCTGATCGCCGAACTTGGCGATCTGGCGCGCGCGTTCGATCGCGATGAGCTTCAAGCCCTCGGATCGACCGACGCCTGCCAAGTCGGCATACTTGGCAGCGAACCAGCCCAGACGCTTCCACAGCTCTGGAGACTCGTCCTCATTGGTGAGGGTGCGAAGGGCATCCAGACCGCTAGTGTAGCGTTCTGCGTCCTGGTAGTAACCGGCAACCTTGCAAAAGGTTGGGCTGATGGTGATGTCGAGCGGGTCGACGACAGTGGTTTGGTCAGATGTCATTGGTCAGTCCTCAGATCGATGTAGCGTGGGCAGCGGGGCACAGACTTGGCGCCCCCGGTCCAGCCCTTGAACTCAACGGTAACACGCGCGCCGACAGGCGGCGGTGATTTTCGGTCGGCGTCCGTCAGGCCGCTCCCGACTTGGAACACGTTGCCGGCCTCGGTGATGCACACCAGGGCCCCGCACACGCCCTCGTTCTTGCCCTCGCCCGCGGTGTGGTCGATCACGTCGAACTCCGCGCGCTCGTCCTTGACGACCTTGAGCAGGTCCCAAGAGCGGCCATAGTAGTAGGGAACTGCCCAGTTGCGGAGCATCAGGCCCTCGCCGCCTATCTTGAGGACATCCTCCAGCCGCGCCGTGACTTGATCCGCATCTCGGACGCACTCCTGCGGCACGACCGTGACGTAGTCCAGCTCGCCCTCGCGGGCCATGAGCGGCGCCATCCGGTCCCCGAAGCTGCCCAGGCCCACGACGTCGAACACATAGGGCTGGATTTGCTCCAGGTAGGTCTCCACTGAGGTCTTGGACGAGCGAACCCAGCCAGAGACCTTGCGGAAGTTCGCGATCCCGCGGCCGGCGAATAGTTCCCCGTCGACCGGAAGGCCACGGACCTCCTCACTGATCAGATCGATGACCTGCTGGGGCACAGGGAACGGCTTCTGGCTCCGGGACAGCATCTTGCCGTCTACCAAGCGGAACCGGATGCCGTCCAGCTTCTCGGACATGAGCCAGCCGCGCACGTCGTGCTTGGCCGGGTCATAGGCGTGCGCGAGGGTGACGAACTCCTTGGAGGCGTCCGCCCTGGCCTTGGCCAATGTTGACTTGCGCGTGACCATCGTTAGTCTCCCCTGTTTACGCGCGGGCGAGAAGCCCAAGCGCGGCCGGCAGCGAACGACTTCTCCATGTGGGCCTTCCAGCGAAGATCGCGCACGCGAGCGCTGCGCTTGAGCAGGTAGGACACCGGCAGGATGAAGACCAGCCCGATGATCGCGGTGACCAGCAGGATGCTCAGGACGAGGGCGATCGGGCCCCAGAAGGGCGCCGTAACCCACCACCAAGACCAGGTGATGACGCCGCAGAGTTTCAGGACAACGAACGCGATGCCGAGCAGGCTCGCCGGGCCGCACCCGCGCGAGACGTTTTGGGTGGTGTTACTCATGGGAAACGATCTCCTCGGGCTTGGCGCCCGTGCTGTCATTGAACTGGAACCACCAGAACGCCGCCATCGTGGCGGTCATCATGGCATCGGACGAGACCTTCATCAGGAGCGCCCGGCGGGTGCCGACCTGCTCCTTCGCATGTTCCTCGGTCAGGGCCGTGCCATCAGGCTCGAGCCTCGGCGAGGTCATCTCGAACTTCTCCAGCTCGTGGAGCGCGCCTGCAAGGCGGCCCAGGCGGAAGAAGACGACCCGGCACCATGCCTCGGTCTTGGTTGCGATCGGCTGGAACGTGCCGGCCGAGCGGCTGACGTTGTAGGCGAGCGAGTCCATCGCGGCATTCGTGCTCGGCAGGACGGCGAACTTGACGGCCTCATGGATGATCGAGAGCAGGGCCCGCTGGGGCTCCGTGCGGAACTCGGACATCATGAACACGATGTGGGCGATCGAGGGCTTGCAGACGCGCGCGGGCGCGGCCAGGAAGGCTTCCTCGAACTGGCGGAAGGCTGCGGAGTCGCGCGTGGCCTTGACGACCTCGGCGCGCGAGGGGCCCGCGGCGGGGACAGGCTCGGAGAGCCCGCCCGCCGGGACCGCCGGCGCACAGACGGGGGTGAGCCCGTCAGCGGCCGGCAGGTTGGTGGGCTCGGTCATGGTCAGACCGCCTTGTTCGCCAGCGCCGCGCGGGCCTGGGCTCCGGCCGAGCGGCCGTCGGTGGGCACCTTGGTCGAGGCCAGGGTGCGGTCGCTGATGCTGTTCGACGAGCACCAGGTCTTGACGGCCTCCGCCACGAGGCGGTCGATCGTCAGCGTCAGGCCCGTGCCCTTCGCTCGGGACGCGGCGAGCGCCCTCTTGACGGTCGTCGCGGTGTCCTCGGACACGCGGACGGTCGTCCACTTGGTGTTCTTCGTCGTCGAGCGGGACGCAGCCTTGTAGCTGCCCTTGATCTTCTTACCCTTCTTCATGGTTGTGGTCCTTGGGTTGGTTGGAGGATGATATCACTGATCCCCGTCCGCGTCATCCGTCGCGTTCGGATCTGTCTCATCTTGGATCTCGCGCTCCAGCTCTGCCTCGGCGGCGGCTTCCTCGCTCTCGGCGATGTCCGCCTGGCGCTCGCCGATCTCGGTCGCAGCGGTCTCGGCCCGGGCCAAGGAAAGCTGCTGCGCCTCTTCGTCGGTGTCCGAGAAGTTGAACACTTCGCCGGGCGAGAAGTGCTCCTTGAAGACTTGGTTCGGGTCCGGCTCCTCGACGTCGAAGCCCGTCATCAAGACGCTCTTCAGTTCGTCCAGCGCCGCGCTGCCGCGCACCAGGTCCAGGGTTGCGATCAGACGGAGCGCCTCGAACTCTTCGAGATGCAGCTCCACGAGCCGTGTGTTGGGCTTGAACAGTTTGATGTCCATGTGTCTATCCTATCATGAGGGGCACGGGTCGGTGCCCCTGAGTTTGCACATATCCTTGGGCGCCAGCAGGTCCGCGGGCGGCGGTGGGAACTTCAGCATCGAGGGGTTCATGGGCGGACCCGAGAGCGGGCCCAGGTCCGGCGGCTCGTCTGGATACAGACCCATCGCCCGAGCCTCCTCGTAGGTCTTGGGCTCGCGCGGCGCGTCCGGGGCGATGTAGGGCTCAGGCTTGGGCTGCTGCATCGCCAGGGTGGCCCGGCGGGGCAGGGTGGAGACCTCCATGGTGTCCCGGCCGTCATGGAAGCCCTTCTCGACCTTCAGCTCGGTCGGGCCCAGCAGCTCGATCACGACCCGGTCTGCCATTTTGACAGCCTCGGGGAGTGCCATTTTGTCAGGTGCGCAGCGCACGACGGCAGCGAAGATTGCGGCCTCGTTCAGCATGACGACTCCCCGATGTCGCACTGGAGCTGCGGCCTGATCTCGGGTCGATCCTCGCCGATGTATTCGACATGGACGGCGTCCGCGGGCGGCTTGCCCAGGCCGACGGAGTAGCACCAGACCTTGCTGCCGCCGAAGCCTTTGCCTTCGATGTAGTCTCCGACCAGGGCCAACCACCACCGATCGCCGGCCAGTCGATGATTGGTAATGTAATCACGGGCTTGCCCTTTGAACTCGAACAGGAGTTTGGTGCTCATTTGAAGTATTGGTGTGGGATCGCGGACCGGAGCGTCTTGCGCATCTCGCGCAGCTCCCCGGGCTCCAGGTTGAACTTGTTCACCAGGCCGGTGCGGACCGCCGACAGGCCGATGCGGAGCGCGTCGGTCTCGCGCTCCTTGTATTCGGGCAGGCAAGCCGCGACGACCACGGCTCGCTCCCGATCCTTGTGGCCGACGGCGGCCACGGCCGCCATCAGCTCCCGGTAGAGTTCCAGAGAAGGGTTCATGACCGTGTGAGGTAGGCGTTGGAGACCGCCTTCAGCACGAGCCGGCCGCGCGGCAGGTTCGCCGAGCGGTGGTCCTTCATGAACCCGCGGTAGACCATGCCCTCGCGCAGGTGATCCGCGCCGGGGATGTGCGACTTGCCCTCGGACTCGATCACTCCCATGAAGATCGGGACGACCTGCTCCTTGGGGAACTCGGACACGAGCATGCTGGCCGGCCAGAACACATTCTGCTTCGGGTCGAACACGTCGAACACCCGGAAGCCGATCGACCCGCTCGGGACGCCGTAGGTCATGTCCTGGATGCCCGGGCCGAAGACCTCACCCCAGAGCACGAGCCCCGGGTTCGCGCGGCACCACGTCTCGATCCACGGATGCGTCTCGGCGGCATGCGACCACCAGTTGGTCCCGACCTTCGGGATCGGCGGCTTGCCCACGAGCTTGCGCAGGAAGTTGCGGACCTTCGGCACATAGGGCGTGCGCTTCCACGTGTGGTGGGAGCCCATGTAGAACCGGCCCTTGTTGAAGACATAGCGCGCGTTCGAGCCGTGGATCTTCTCCGTCGAGCACACGTCGTTCGTCGCGACCAGGAGGTCGAACAGGGTGTTGAAGCGCTTCGTCGACTCCAGATCATAGTCCGGGATCGTGAGCGCGGGCGCGCAGGTCGGCTTCTTCTTCCGGAAGAGGCGCTGGAGCAGCGTCCGCTTGACGGGCGCGGGCGACTGGTTCTTGACCGGCGGCTCCCAGCGGATGATGCCCAGGATGCCGGCGACGTCCTGGCCGTCACGCCAGCCCTTGCGCGCGGGAATGAGCAGGCCCTCGGACCAGGTGCCGCGCAGCTTGCGGGCCGTCACGCGGTGTTCGGTCTTCTCCGGGAACGGGCGGCCGTCCTGGTGGATGCGGAGGAAGTCGAACTCCGGGTGCTTGGTCGGCACGATGAAGTCGGGATCGATGAACACCGCCAGGTCGCCGGGCTTGTATGTGCCCTTGGCCGTAGCGGTGATGTAGCCACCGACTCGGATCAGGTCGAGCTTGTCGGAGTTGGGCCAGGGCGCGACAGCCTGGATTCGGATGACACGGATTGTGTGGTCACTCATGGTTGGTTGTAGGGAATGGTATCACTTCTTCTTGGTAATGCGGAGCGGCCGGCGCGGATCGTCTTCTTCGCCCCGTGCATGACCGTGGTTGATGGTCGAGTCGCCCTCTTGCCAACAGAAGACGAGTCTATCTTTTTGGGACCGACCCGGGATGTGGATAGTCACCGGGCGCAGCTTCTGGAGCTGGACTCCGAGCCGCTCCAGTTCGATCCGGCCCCGGGCGATGCCGGCCTCAGACGCTTCGATGGAGTCTTGCAGCTCGGCCCGCGACAGGCACAGGCCCTCGGGCGAGCGCGCTTTTTCTAGGCTGTCCAGAGTGACCTCGGCCCGGCGCTTCTCGGCCGCACGATCGTGCAGCTCGGCGGCGATGGCCTTGATGAGGGGCAGAAGCGCTTTGGCCTCGTTGAGGGTTAGCGCACGTCCAACGAACGTTCGTGGCATGTCTGAGTCCTTTCCTTCAAAGAATACTATGGCCATGTGAGTGGTCAGGTCGGCGGAACTCGAATCCGCTTACCCGGAGTCACAGTCCGGGACATTACCGCATATGATACAACCTGTGTGCTGCGGCTACCGGTCGTAGCCGCCGTTCTGCTCCCAGGGGTATTCCTGCTCTTGCTCGATGGCCGCGCGCTCCTCCTGCTCTTCCAGCTTCGCGACCTCGGACGTGATCTCTCCCCGGAGCTTGTCGAAGAACTCGATCGTTTGCTCGGGGTCCAAACCGGCCGCCGCGTTCCAGGCTTCGGCGATGGCCCTGCGAATGCGTTCTTTCACCGGAGCCTCGCGTCGAGCCACCGCTCGTAATCGAACCAGCTCACCGCGGTCTCGCCCTCTGGGTCGACCGTGTAGGGCAGCTCGTGGATGAAGCCGTTGAAGGAGTCGAGTTCCATGTGCGAATGGAACTCCTTGAAAAGAGCGGGGGTCACATAGGGGCCCAGCCCATCCGCCGTGAGCGCGCGCTCGGGCGGAATCCGGTTTGGTTCGTGGACAAGAGTCATGGTGACCCTATATTAGCGCCATCCTGCTGTTGTAGGGGTTCAAAAACACCCCGAATGCCTTCAGAAGGCCCAAAAACCGCAGAGCATCCGTTCGCTCCGCGACTTCCGACGGGTCCCGCTGCGGGACGGCAAGGAAAACCTGGAGCCCGGCCACATACCAGGCATACCATCCGCCCTGATCGGCCGGCGTCTGCACATGCGCGTCGGTCACCGGGCCCCCTTCCAAGGTCGTCAGAGGCCATTTGGTGCCCGCGACGTGGTAGGGCGCCTCGAACCGGCTCGTGTTGAGCGTCCGGAGCTTGTTGTCAGAGCCCATGAAGAAGGCCGCAGCCGCCGTCCGGCTCGATTCCTGGGCCACCCAGAGCATCTCGGGCTCGTTCCAGCGCTTCCAGGCCCGGTAGCCGCCCGCCGCACAGATGGAGTTCTCCCAGTAGTTGCCCACGGAGCCATCCGTGACCCCGATCGAGTAGTCGTCGCCCAGTTTCAGGAACCGGACGGGCCGATCGAGGGGCAGATTGCGCGAGGGTGACTGCTGGCTCGCCTGCAAGCAGATTTTCTGGCTCAGATCGCGGTAGCGCTCATCCGGGACGAGCATGTCGGCATTGACCCAGTTCTGCAAACGCCGGCCGAGCCCGCGCGTGGCCTCATACCAGAACCACCACACGCTCGCCGCGTGGCACTCCAGGTGTGCCTTGAAGACCAGCTCCCATGCGTAGTCGCCCGTGAGCGCCAGATAGGCCAGGTCCATGTTCTGGCTGATGTGCTGCCAGTCGAAACCAGTGTAGCCACTGTAGTCAGTGTCGCTGATGTAGTCGCCCTGCTTACCGAGCCGGTCCGGGCTCCAGCCCGACGCGATCTGGGCACGATCGCACCACGTCTGCCAGTTCGGATGGTCGATCGCGCGCAGGGGCGAGCCATCCTGCTCGTAGTGCATGATGCCGCGATAGGGCGTCGTGGCGCCCAGCTCCATCCGGAGGAAGGCCAGAGCCGATTGCGGCAGCGCAGGGTAGGTTCCGAACTCCTCACTGCCGCCCGTGTTGCCCGAACTCTTGGCGAGCCCGGCACGACGCTGCCCGAACATCTCGGCCACGAAGCTGTCCATCGTGAACGGGACCGTGTCCACGAAGGGCTCGGAGCCGAACCACTTGCCGGCCCAGTCCGCGGCCGAGGCCATCGCGCGGAACGTGGTGGCCGCTGCGACGAAGCGCCCGATCAGCGCCTCCTGCGGCTCGCCGATCGCGGGCGAGGGTAGGATCGTGCCGCGGGCCACGACGGTCTGGCCGTCACCCAGGCGCTCCAGGCGCGCGATGTAGGTCTGCTTGCCGTCGGCATTGATCGGGCTCGTGCCCTTGCCCTCGCCGAACCATCCCTGCTCTTGCAGGTTGTCGATGACGAAGTAGGACGGGCACTCGATCGCGATCGTCTCGGGCAGACTCCAGGCCGTCGAGGAGCTGTCACTCCACGTGAGTAGGGACGTGAAGCCGATCTGGCGCGAGCCCGACGGGCAGTAGTAGAACGTGCGGACGTGGTGTCCATTCGCCGTGCGCGTCTCCAGCCAGACCTGGCGGCCCGGGCCGTCCTCGACCAGGGTCAGGGTGCCCTTGCCGCGCGTGGACAGGCGCTTGCCGTTGATCAACCAGCCGAGCATCGCACCGCCGCTCCCGATGAAGTCGGTCGGGTGCGCGTTGACGAACGCGGGCAGCATCTTGAGCAGGGCCGGCGCCCAGGACTCGGCCGCCGCGACCGGGGTCCGGCCCACCGAGCCCATCAGGACCCGCGGGGCAATGTAGACTTCCGAGTGGGTGCCCAGGGTGCGGCACCAATAGGCGAGGTCGCCCATGTCGTTTCTGAGGACTTTGGCCGGGTTCCTGCCCGGATCGTAGGGTAGAGTGAACATGACAGGCTGAAACGAGACCGGGACCATCGCTGGGGTTTTCCCGCGCTGGACCGCGTCTAGGATGATGTTGACCATGGACTCAGTGTATCACTTCCAGACCCGATGCGTCGAGTTCGACGAGGATGAAAGAATCGTCCGGACCGACATCATGCGCTTTGAGACCGAGGAGGCGCTGTGGGCATCGGTCCTTGTCTCGCTTCACTCGGTGATAGCGAGCGGTCTGAAGGTCCTGGTCAAGGAATATCGCGCGGAGCTTACCACGATCGACGGCAGAGTCAAGCACTTTCTCTGGGAAAAGATTGGCTCAGACTGAGACGGTGTGGTAGACTCCGGCATGGCATCGGAGCTACTCTCACGATTTGTTGCAATGGGCTCGACGCGCTCCTTCGCGCAACTAGCGAAGGACACGGGCTACGCCGTTCACGTGCTGGCGCAGATCGCCAAGGCTGAGAACTGGATCGAGCAGTGCCGCAAAATCGACACCCGAGTCGCCGAGCAGTTCGTGGAAGAGGCAGTGGCCACAGTGGCCGAGATCGAGCGCCGGCACTTGGCCGTCGCTGCCCTTCTAATCGGACGCGGCTTGGAGTTCCTTGAGCGCAATCCCATCTCAACGACCCGTGACGCGCTCAAGGCGCTGGAGATCGGCGTCAAGATGAACCAGGACACGCTGAAGCTGAACAACACCGAGACGACCCCCGAGCAGAAGGTTGCCGAGTTGGTGGTGGCGACCCTCAAGAAGGTCGAGGCGAAGGAAGCCTCGAAGCCCTTCACCTTCGACCCCAACTTTCAGCCGCCGCCCGAGCCCAAGTTGATCGAGGCGGCCGGCACCGCAGTGGAGTCTTCCGATGTCTCGACCGAACGACGACTACAAGATCGTCCAGTGGATTCATACCCGCCTGCCTGATAAGCGGGCCTTCTTCGAGCACGCGGGCTACAAGCCGCACGCCGGCCAGGAGCAGATCCATGCTGCCCTGGAATCGAGCGACCTCGTCATCTGCGCGGCCGGCGTGCGCTGTGGCAAGACCATGGCGGCCGGCATGGAGATGTATCTGGAGTCCATGCTCCCGCGCAAGGAGTTCGTGGGCTGGACGGTGGCCCCGACCAAGGAGCTGGCCGACATCGTGTTCGACGCGGTGACCCAATATCTGCGCGACCACTTCCGCTCGCAGCCGAACCTCTTGATCGAGCGCCGGACCGACGGCGAGCTGTCGTTCCCGAACCTGGGCGGCGGGCGCTCGCGCATCTTCCGCAAGACGACGTTCGACGCGCAGGGCAAAGGCAAGCTGACTGGCCAGGCCGTGGACTTCATGATCGTGGACGAGGCCGCTAAGATCCTCCATGATTCCATTTGGTATAACGAGCTGGCGACTCGTCTCGTCGACCGCGGCGGGAAGGCGCTGCTCATCAGCTCGCCGATGGGCCAGGGCGGCTTCTTCGCGACGCTGTGGCACGACGCACGGATGGCCGAGTCGGACAGCATCTCGCTCCGCATGCCCTCGTGGACGAACATCCACGTGCCGGCCAAGGTCTGGGCCAAGCTGCGGCTCAAGACGCCCGAGCGCGCGTGGCGCCAGGAATACGCGGCTGAGTTCATCAGCCAGGAGGGCAACGTGTTCGATGAGGCCCAGATCGCGCGCAACTCCCGCGGCCGGTTCGAGGACCCGATCCAGGGCGCGATCTACTACGCGGGCGTGGACTTGGCGATGGTCGACGACTACACGGTCTGCACGATCCTCCGGGACACGCCCGAGGGCCCCAAGCTGGTCCGCGCCCTGCGGATGAGGAAGGTGGGCCAGGACGAGCAGGTGCGGCGCGTGGCGGCCCTCCTGAAGCCCTACGGGAACGCCCCGACCTACGTGGACGCCACGTCGATCGGTCGGCCGTTCGTCCAGGCGTTCATGAAGGCGGGCGTCGAGGTTAGGCCGGTGGTCTGGTCCGCGCCCAAGAAGAGCGACATGACCCGCAACATGATGCTCCTCGTCGAGCGCGGGCTGATCACGTTCCCGCAGCGCGACCTCTTCCCCGAGCTGTATCGCGAGCTGACGCAATACCGCTGGAAGCAGACGGGCGGCTACGAGATCGGCGAGGCGCCCCCGGGCCAGAACGACGACATCGTGTCGGCGCTCCTGATGGCCTGCCAGTGGTTCAAGGGCAAGGTCATGACCGAGGGCATGTCCATCGCGGACCTGAAGGACGCCGAGCGCCACATCGCCGACCAGAAGAATCGGCCGCTCGTGAACGGAATCGAGGAAGAGGATGAGGAAGCCGCCGAGGACCGCGCGGAGGATCGGAGGCTCAACACGCAGCAGGCGCCGTCCTTCTACACGTCGCAACGCGGAGGACTGGGCTCACTGACCCGAGGCGGCGGCCCTCTCGGGTTCAGGAACTCCTTCTAGGTGAGCTGGAACGGGCCGATGTCGTCTGACGACAGCCGGCCGCGCTGGTAGTGCGCCGTCGCCGTGCTCCCGAAGTCGGCCGGGAAGTCGACGCTGCCTTGGCCCTCGCCCTGGGCATCGACCTGCACGTCGGCCTGAGCGAGCTTGCCGGTATCGGCTCGGAAGAAGACCCGGACATCTGATGATGCCACAGCGGGGTCAGAGAGACGGAACGGGTTGGATTGGCCGGCCCGTGGTGCTTGGAGGAAGTTGATCATGGTTGCTAACCTTCAGGTGCGCCAGATGCTGACTTTTCCAGGACGAACATATCCGGCTTGGTGCCTCGTTCCCGGTAGCCGTATTCGAGCTTCACAATAAGCTCGGCCACACGGCCATACTTTGGATGGTAGATCGACACGACCTGGCGCGGCTCGGACTGGCTCGCCAGCTCCGCGAGCGCGTAGGCGTTGTCGGACTCGGTCGTGCCCCCGCACATGGCCTTCCGCTTGCCGACGTCCAGGCTGAAGATTTGATGGAAGTGCCCGAACCGCAGCTCGCGGAACTCGGGCAGGACGTCCGCCCAGCCCCGGACCATGCGCTGCGTGCTGGTCAGCGGGATGCCGCCCGTCGAGCCGCCCTTGATCAGGTCCCCGTGCGTGAGGAGGATCGGGTAGCCGGGCACGATCTCGTCGATGAGGTAGAAGCTCTCGGCGATGTCGAAGGAAAGGTTCGCGGCCGGGATGCCCTGTTTGAGCATCGCGTTCTCGACTAGCTGCTTGGTGAACCGATAAGCAGCGCGATCCCAAGACGTCTTTGGATGGCTGCCGTCATGCTTGCCCGCAGGGCGGCCATGGTTTCCGGAGACAGCGAAGACCTTGACTCGGTCGAAATGCTGTAGCCAATGGATGACCATCGCGGAGAGGATGGTCGGGGTGTGGCGCGTGGCCTGATCCAGGACGCAAGAGTCGACCAGATGCGCCTGATGAGGGAAGATGAGTTCGCCCTCGACCATGTCCCCACCGAAATGGACGTGCAGCTCGCGGATACCGCGCTCGGCATTGTGAACAAGCAGGTATCGGGTGGTGGACTCGGCCATTTCCATGAGACGCCAGTAAGCGATGTTGGAATCATAGGTCTTGGTCACCTTGCCGATCTGGGTGTCGGTGATGTGGACGTGGCCAATGCACAGGCCCTTGATCTTGCTCGGGCGCGTGACGGGCGGCGGCAGGACGATCTTCAGCTCCATGTCGGCGAAAAGCTCGCTGATCCGGGCCGAGATGATCGCGTCGAAGCCTTCACGGTGTGCGAGCTTGCGCTTGAGCCGCCGGTTCTCGTTCAGGAGGATGCGCTCGGCGCCCGACAGCTCGGGCCGGGCGTTGGCCTCGGCCTCCTCGATCGGGTCGGCCGGTGCGGGCTCGGCCGCGCGCATGTCCTCGGCCATTTTGTGCGCTCGCGCCCGCGCATCCTTGCCGAACAAGGACGGGCCGACTACGTAGCGACCGTTCTGCCAGACCCGAGCGCGCCAGCCGCCACCCGGGGTCGATTGAGTCCATTTCATGATGTTTGGTTGGAGCCGACGACCATCTGGACGTTCGGCCCCTGGAGCTTACTACAGAAAAGCCTGATGAGCGAAGTTGGGGTTGAATCGAAATGCGGGATCAGGGCCATGATCGGCCCCTCGAACGTGTTCTGCATGGTGGCCAGCTCGGACTCCGCCAGCGGGAAGCCGCTCAGGACGCTGGCCGGGAAGTGCCGGCCGATCGCCAAGCGCCTGTCCACAAAAGAGAACGTGCTTCGGACAAAAGACTGCTGGCTGTCGTTGGCCGCCTTCTTGATCGTGTCGTAGAAAATGACATCATTGGCCGTGCCGATCAGGGGCCAGATCACGGCGCTCTTCGTGTTCGTGAGCAGCTTCCAGATCATGGCCTCGGCGAAGATGCGCTCGCGGCCCTCGGGCGCGATGTCGCGATAACTCCAGCGCCGGTAGTTGGACTTCAGGGCGAGGAGTAGGTCACGCTCCTCCTGCGTCAGCTCACGCGGCCAGCACCAGCGCCAGAAGCTCTCGGGATTCGCCGCGTAGTGCGATGGAGAGGTCACAGGTCACCGACCCGACAGGTAGTGCCACCCTCGCTCGATCGCAAGCCCGACGATCGTGACCGTCAGGAACTTGGCCGAGGACCACATGACCTTGAACTTGGTCTCGATCTTCGTCAGCCGCTTCTCGTGAGGCTGCAAGTCCTTCACTGTCTCGATCAGGCCATCTAGCTTGGTCTCCATGCGAGCCAAGCGAACCGGGACACTTTCTTGCTCTCCCGCCATACGTCACCAGGCGACGAGTGAGATCACCAGGTCGCGCCACATGCGGATGTCGTCGATGACCGCTTGTGGAATCTCGGGAGCGACCGGGAGCAGGACTTCAGTGGTGCGCGGCATCCCGATGCAGCCCGCGAGCCCGAGCAGGGCTAGCAGCAGGAGTGCCCGACCCCGTTTCACGGCTTGGCCCGCAGCGCTTCGGCCACCAGCCTCTTGACGTCATCCTCGTCGACCTTCTCGTCCACCTTGGCCGACAGCTCCTTGCGCGACTTGGAGCGTAGGTAGTTCAGGACCAGCAGGGAGAGGCCGGAGACCATCGCGGGCTTCTCCAGGTCGCTCAGGACGCCGTCCTTGTTCGTGTCGGCCGCCGCGAAAGCCTGGGCCTTCAGACCGGCCAGATCCTGCTTGTAGGTCGCCAGGCCCAGCGTGATCTCGTGGGCCTTGCCTAGGCCGTCGATCAGCTTGTCGAGCAGGGCGCCCGGCTGGAGCGCTACAGGGGCGTCCTGGGCACCCGCAGGGCCCTTGCTGGACGGAGGGACCATGCACCCGAACAAGGTCAGGGCGACGGTCAGGAGGAACGCAGTCAGGAGGTTCTTCATCCTGGCAGTCTACCACACAGGAGGCCCGCGGGCGGCCTAAATCAGGTCCCGCGCGAGCCCTCGTAGGCCGTCCGGTAGCACCGGGCGTAGATCGTGCCCACGTCCCGTTGTGATGCGTTTCCTCCATGGCCGAGTCGTCCGGCTGCCAGGCCAGGACGTGCGCCCACTCGTGCGCCAGGATCTCCCACAGGTGGGTGTCGGCGATGCCGCGCTCCAGGTCGATCCGGAAGCTCACGATCTTGCCCTTCTTCTCGACCGGGTAGCTGAGGCCCTTGACCCGGTCACCGTCCAAGATGACCTGCTTCAGGAAGCGGACCTCGATCGGCCACCAAGCCGGGAGCCAGCGTCTCAGCTCGCGCAGGGCCTTGGTGGTCAGCGGCCCGCGCATCAGACCGTCCAGAAGTCGGTCCCGTCGAAGATGACCGTGACCGCAGTCAAAGTCAACACTCCGAGCGAGCCGGCTCCGTTGATGTTGCCCGAGCTAGGGACCAGCGTGACGGTGCCGGCCGAGTTGTTGCGGAAGAACCAGACCCGGCGCTTGCCGAAGGTTGTCGCCGACAGGTTCAGGTTGTGCCCACCCGCACCGGTCGCGACCATGATCGTCTCGTCTCCCTGGGTCGCGAGCGCGCTGATCGTGCGGAAGACCTGGGCCTGCGCCTGAGCGCCGCGCCAGCTCGACCCGTCGGACTTGTATTGGATCGGATCCGAGTTGTCGTAGCCGCTCGCGCCCGAGTGCATGACCAGGATGTCGGAGGCGTTGAAGTCGGCCGCCGCATACTGCGCCTGGAGATCGCCCTCGTCTAGGCCGCCGCCACCCTCGCCGCCGAGGATCGCCATGGGGAACGGCAGGTCGAACAACTTCTGGAAGTTGCCGTTCATGAAGGACTGCCAGTTCACCTGGCCGACGTCCACTGGAGTGCGTTCAGAGCGGGTCATGTTTTCACCATCACTCGGGTATCGCCGGCAAAGGACACATAGCCGTCCCGGCGCTGGTAGATGCGGATCTGGTAGGAGGCGGGCTCACCGCCGAAGTCGGTCACGAGGTCAGCGTTCGTGTAGAGGAACGTTGCCAGAGGAGGATACTCCGTGCGGACCACGACGTCCATATCGTCCAGGATTTCCAGGACGAAGTCGCCCTCGGCCGGGATCTCAGCCACGACCGCGCCGGCCGGGTAGACGCCCGCGCCGACCGTGCGGGTCCGCGGGGTGAAGTAGCCCCAGGTGAAGGTCGTGTCCTCGCCCGAGTGGTAGGACGAGCGCAGGGTCGTGGCCTCGGGCTTGCCCGGGCGCGGAGGCCGGATGCCCTTGCCGTAGAGCCCGAGTCCGACCGGCGCGACGGCGCCCAGCGAGAGCGCGGTGGCCGCGAACGGCAGGGCCTTGACGTAGAAGAGCGTGCCCGGGACCAGGCGCGTATCCTGGATAGGGAACCCCGAGTCACGGCGGAACAAGATGACCTTGTCCCCGATTTCGTGGCGGGCGCGGCGCGTGTCGTATTGCGCACGGATCAGCCCGTCGATGCGGTAAACCCCGCCGCCCAGCGCGGTCAGGTTGCGGACGGCGAAGAGTTCCTCGCCGATCAACGCCATGAAGCGGGCCGACAACCAGCTCGACGTATCGCCTGAAAAGTCAGGCATTGAGCCGATATCCACGCCCAACGCTTGGAAAGACGGGCCTTCTTCCAGGTAGTCCAGAGCGTCGATCGGGATGGCCTGGAGCAGGTCTCCGCCCGAGGCCAGATCGTCGTCGGAACCCTGGTTGTCGTAGGCAATGTTATCAAACGAGGAGAAGATGCCCGCACCGCGGATGCTAGCGTTCGCGCGGATGCGCTCGACCAGGATCGTGGGCTGGCCCTCATACTCGGGCACCGCCTCGGGGACTTCGATCAGGCCCACGAAGATGTCGACCTCGCTGGGCTCGACCTCACCCGAGCCGCCGAACGGATCGATGGTCGTGTCGCCGAGCGCAGCGCCATAGTTGTCGGCGATGCCCTCCAGCCGGACCAGGTCCGACTTGGAGTCGGGCTTGACGGCCATCAGGCGCTTGAGCATGTCCAGATCCTCGATCCGCAGCAGCAGGCCGGGATAGAGCGTCCGGGCCTCGCCCTTCGTGTCGATCCCGATGCCCGAGTTCGGGCTCAGGTCTTCGTTCGAGCGCCGGCCGGCGATCCGCAGGGCCGTCCCGAAGTGGTAGGTCGACTCGATCTGGGTCGTCCGCGTGTTCGCGTGCTCCTCATGCGCGGCGAACTGGCCGTCGTTCGTGTAGAGGATCGGATCGTCGGCGAACTGCCGCTCGCGGTTCGAGAAGATGAAGGCCATCTCGTCTGCGAAGCGCCCCTGGAGCTGCCGCTCGATCTCGATCGTGTTCGAGATGATGGCCTCGCGGCGGATCAGGGGCAGGCTCTCGATGTCCTCGGCGGGCCGCACGGACACGAACCGGAGGAGCCCAGTGTTCTGGTCGACGGGCATCATCAGGCCCATGTCCGTCATGATGCCGCCCAAGATTTTTTCGAACGGCGTTCCATTGTTACCATAGGCCACGCAGCGCGAGTCCTCCGCGATGGCCAGGGCCTCGAACGCCTGGAGCGAGGGCAGGTCGTAGTAGGCCGGGTTCCGGGCCAGACCCTGCGGCGCCTCGGTGAAGAGCATGTGCGCGATCAGGTGCGCCGGGTTGTAGCCGTCATCCTCGGCGTCCACGTAGACCTGCAAGGTGCCGGTCGCGTCCAGGCCCGAGAGCGTGCTCGTGAAGTAGACGTCCGTGCGGATCTCGCTGACCTCGGCCGCCCCCGGATCGTTCGGGCCGTTGGTGTAAGGCGGACGCGCAGCCACGAGCACGACCTTGTAGACGATCGACTTCAGCACGTGGTAGTCGGCATCGGGCGCCGCGTTCCCGGCCAACCGCGCCAGCAGGGACGGCTTGAAGATCAGGGACACGTCCCCGATGAAGGTGATCTTGCCGGTGCCCGCGATTCCGTTGACGACCGCATAGATGTCCTTCTCCGGGCCGCTCAGGGTCCGGGTCGGCTCGATGTAGCCATTGCCCGTCAGGCCCGCGATCGTCGTCGCGGCGGCGTTCGGCTCGACGTCCAGGACGTATTCCAGGTTGTCCCAGTTCGTCTTGGGGCCCAGCCTCTTGCGGCGCCACTCGATGTAGGTGCGGTAGGGCCACGCGCTCGTGATCCCGACCTTGTCCACCGCGCCCAGGTAGGTGTTGACCGGCTGGAGTTCCTCACCCCAGAAGATCCGGAACGAGCCCTCGTGCCCGAGGTCGACCGTCGAGCCCGACGGATGCGAGTCGGGCGTGATCGGGCCCTGGAAGATGATCGCGCCGTTCTGCTTGATCTGGAGCAGCCGGCGGGCCGGGCCGACGCACAACTGATGCCATCCATCCTCGAAGTAGACCGTCTGCTTCGGCGTGAGCGCGGCGAAGGTGCTGCCCTTCTTGCCGTTCTTCGGCCGCTCCTTGGCCGTCACTCGATTGCCCGCCCAGCCGAACACGGACTGGGACTGCGCGATGCCCACGATATAGGTCAGCCGCGCGCCGCGCAAGGTCAGGGTTGTCGGGCCATCCCCGTTCTGTAGTTTGTTGAGCTTCTTGCGGAGCAGATATCCGCTTACGACTGCGGCCCCGATGGAGATGACCGCGCCGATCGCGACCATCCAGCCACCCTCGGCCTCGCGCCCACGCGGCGCCTTGACGTCCGGTAACGGGTAGAGTCTGTGCCATTCGCTCAGCCACGCCGTCGCGGCCATGAGAAGAGGCAGCCAGGAAATGAAAGTCATCATACCCAGGTCTCCATATCGGAAAAGGCATAGACACGGACGATGGTGAAGTTCGCAACGTCCAGGCTCCAGCCGTAGCGCTGCACCCCGAGCGCGCCGGCTTCCCAGATCGTGTTCCGGTCGGCGCCGACGAAGCGCCAGTGGCCGGGCCCGCCGCCGGTCGGGGCGACGATCATGACGGAGCCCGCGGGGCAGACGCCGTCGCGGACCGTGTAGTGCGCCGGGAACGTGCGCCGCATCTGGTGCATGACGCGCATGGCCCCGAGCCGGTTGTTCATCGAGAAGTCCTGCGGGAGCCGGGCCATCTTCGTGACCGGCCAGCCGCGGAGCTTACACATGCAGGAGCCGCCGTAGTGGATGCAGTCCACACCCTCGCCCGGGATCGCGGCTCCGCTCATGTAGGGCGTGTCCTCCCACTCCTGGAGAACGCGCCGGAGCTTGCCCGCGGCCACCGGGTCGATCGGCGCCCAGTGATACCCGAGCACGTCCAGACTGATGTGATGGATCATCGGTCCGGGTTGAGCTGCGGATTCTCGGTCGGCATCGAGTAGCCGCCCATGTTCGCGCGAGCTTCGTTGTTCCACTGGAGACGGCAGGCTTCGATCGAGCGGTTGCAACCCGGCACGAGCACCAGGTTCTGCCCGACCCAGTCCTGGCTCACGGACTCGGCGAGCAGGAAGCGATTCGGATCGCCCTCATCCCAGTCACTGATCAAGACGTTCGCGCCGTCGAACTCCACAGAGCCGCGTCGGAACGTCTTCGGTGAGGAGATCGCAGAGTAATCATCGACGATCAGAAGCTGACGATCGACGGCTAGAGAGAAGGCCGTGCGCTGCTCGTCGTTCTTGGCCGGGCCATAGGAACCCTGTCGACCGCAGGGCGGGGTGAAGAGCGCGTTCGAGCACTGGCCCGCGCAGATTAGCCCGGTCGGCTTGTCGTATTCGCCCTTGTCCGGGCGCACGAGCCACTCGACCCAGCCGCGCTTGGGCCGGTCCTTGACGTATTTGATCGCCTTGCCCCACGTCCAGGTAAGGATGGAAGTGTTCTCACCCGGTTTCAATCCACGAATAACTTCGCGCACCCTGATAATGAGGTTTTTGATCGGGCCGCCATAGGTCAGCTTGCGGAGCGTGTCATCCACCAGGGGAATCCGGACGATGGTGTCGTGCGCGTCCGGATCGATCGAGCCGGTGTTGGCCCCGAACTCGACCTTCATCCGCGGCACGGACGTGTAGGTGTTCCCGTCGAAGTCCTCGGTGTAGTCCAGGTTCGTGTAGCCGGCCACGAACGCGCCGGTCGCTTCGTTGAAGAAGTCGACGCGGCAGAACGCGATCTTGTGCGGCTTGACGATTGCCTTCATAGCTCTACATCACCTTCGTTCAGGAGTTCGCGCACCGCATAGTCGATCCGGCCCGCGAGCGGCGCTTCCCATTGCTCCGTGTTCGAGTCCGAGTCGAACCGGGAAAGCCGAGCGACCGCTACGTGCTCGACGTCCGCTGCACTATACCCCATGGGAAGATCCCCGGAGACGGTGAGCTGCCAGGAAGCTGCCTCGACCTTGGTGATGACCTCGCGCACCAAGACCCTCCCGTCCTTCAGGAAGAAGCCGATGAAGTCGGTCTCTTCGAGCCGCTCGACGAAGGTGTCGAACTCGCCGAATGGGACTAGGTCCACCCGGGTGGCGATTCCACTCGGGCGCCAGCTCGCGACCTCCCAGAAGCACTCGGTGTCGACGTGCCAGAACTCCATGCACCGGCCCATGTGCCCCTCGAAGAACCGATTGAAGGACATACAAGTCTCACGGTCGCCCGCGGCCTGCGCATGGTGGACCACGTGTTCTCGCTCTTCCTCGGCCTCGAACTCGGCCACATGGCCCTCGTCGACCACCGAGCCCTCACGGTCGTAGGTGACTTCTAAGTCCTCCGCCCAGTTGTGGAAGAAGGGGAAGACGTATCGGCCATCGGAATGTTGATAGAAACCTGATAGACCGAGCGCTGGCAGAGCCGAGTCACCGCTGATCTCCTGCACGTTGATCAGGGCCGTGCCCACATCCCCGCGCTTGTTGAAGACGAACTTGGTCTGGCCCACCTGTTCCACATCGATCAGCGGCAGGATCACGGTGCGGATCGCTTCGTAATCAAAACCAAGTGCCGCGCCCACGTCAATGAAGTCATTGCCGACGGTCTCGATCGTGTAGACCTGCGCCGCGAGGATCTCCTCCAGCGGGCCCAGGGTCAGCACCACGATCCGGCCGCCGTTGAAGAACCGGCGCTGGCGGGGATCGCAGAGCAGCTTCGTGTCGGTGTCGTCCGCGGCCGTCGTCAACTGGATGACGTCGGCGAAGATGGGCATGACCATGCGCTCGCGCACGAACCGCTTGGCGTGCCGGATCAGGGACTCCACGTTCTCGCGGCCCTCGACCGGCCCGATCTGGACCTCGGCGCTGCGCACGGGCTTGGCCCTCAGCGCGCGGCGGCCCTCGGTCCCCTTCTCGGGCGAGCGCGTGACGTCGGTGGAGAACGAGGACGTCAGCGTCGGCACGACCACCCAGTTGTGCAGCCACCAGGTCAGGTCCGCCGGCAGCGGGATCGGGATGGGCGGCGGGGCCGGCGGCCGGATCAGGATCTCGCCCGAGACCCTGGTCACCCGCAGCGGCACATTGCCCACGTTCTTGCCCACGATCGTCAGAGACTGCGCCGTGACGCTCGGGGTGGGCGTCGCGTCGATCAAGACCTCGCCCGAGACCCTGGAGGCGCGCAGAGGCACGCTACCGCCACCCTGGCCGACCAGGGTCAGGCTCTGGCCCGTGGCTTGGACGCGCGACGGCACCTTGACCAAGACCTCGCCCGAGACGCGGGTCGCGCGCAGCGGGGCCGAGGCGGTGCCCTGACCGACCAGGGTCAGGGTCTGGCCGTTGACCTGGACCGACTCAGGAGACTCCGCTAGGGTTTCTCCAGAGACCCGGGTGACGTCTAGGGTGACCATGGGTTAGACCCTCGTCGGCCCGAACTCTCCGTCCAAGATGTCGTCCATCGTCCACGGGCTGGTCGTCACCGGGTTCTCGACCGCGATGTGCTCGACGCTGCGCTGGGCCGTGCTGTCGATGTTGGCCGAGTCGCCGAAGTCGGACTCGGTCGTGCTCGGGTCGCGGTAGCGGCCCTTCAGGTCGGCATCACCCGATGCCTGCATGCCCGCGGTCGTGGTCAGATCGATCCCGATGATCGTCGTCCCGTCTCCAAAGATCACGAAGCCCGCCGGGTTGTAGACATAGGTATCGATGTCGCCGATGGTCTCCGATGCCACGAAGGTCGAGTCGTTGAACGCGCCCGGGCCCTCGTTCACCTTGGAGAAGTGCGCGCCCACCGCGGATGGGGTCCAGTCCAAGGTCGTGCCGTCGGCCGTCGCCACGCCGCCCAGGACCATCACCGGGCCCACGAAATCCGTCGGGGCAGGCGAGGCGTCATCCAGGACGATCCAGTCGCCGATCGCGATCTGCGGCCCGCCCGAGTTGGCCCAGGACGCGCTCGCGCGGTCAGCGCCGTCCGTGCCGGCATTGGCCGTGTTGACGCCGCTGGCCGAGGCCACCGACACGCCGTCGACCTTGAGTTCATAGGCCCCATTGGTGCTCGTGCGGACCAGCGCCTTGAACTCGATGTAGTGCTCCTTGTCGTAGAAGTAGGGCCCGACCGTGGCCAGGGTCGTGGCGCCGCGCTTGACGACCAGGCTGTAGCGGTAGTCGTCGATGCGGATCAGCGACCAGCCGACCTGCTGATCGACGCCGCTGTAGAACGAGGACCCGGCCGTGAACGTCGCGCCGGCCGTGATCTTTCCCGCGAGCTTCATGCGGAGCCCGGTGATCCAGGTGTTGGTCACTGAGCCGACTAGGGCCTTGGTGACCAGCACCAGGCCCGAGCGCACGAGCAGGAACGTGCCGACCGCGGACGTGACCTGGTCGCTCGTGGTGATCCCCGTCGAAGACGTGAAGACGCTATAGCGCCGGCCCATCTCCGTGACGCCCAGGTGAGTGTTGAAAGACTCGGCGAATCTCAGCATGTTAGGCCCTCGAATAGATTTCCAGGAGCAGCGCGTTGATGGACGTCTGAGTCCAGGCCGACGCGGTGTCGGGGTCCGTGTCGAACAGGGAATAGACGGTCGAGTAGACCGTGCTGCTCACGGCCTGCTGCCCACCCAGCGCCTCGGTTCCGATCGAGTCGACGCCGATCTCGATGTGACGCGAGCCGGCCGACTCCAGAGCCGTGGCGACATTCAACTGGAGAGTGATGATCGGGGTCGTGATCCCGCTGAGCGCCGCGACCGTATACTGGTCGAGCTTGTCGTCCAATGCAGCGGCCACATAGTCCGCATCGTTTGGGGACGTCACACCGTCGTCAACCAGGTCCGAGTTGTCCGAGCCCGTGCTCGGCGTCCAGTCGTTCGTCGTGCCTTCCAGGTCGACCAAGATCGCCTTGATCTTGCAGTCGCCCAGGGTCGTGCCCTTGTTCACATAGATGTCGTCGATCGAGCCGGTCATCCCGCCGTCGAACGTGAAGTAGATCACGTCCATGAGCGTCGAGCCCGTGTCGGCCGTCACCACTCCGGACACCGAGAGGGCCGAGTGCTCATCCACGAACACGTCGACCGAGCCCGTGGCCGAGGTCTTGACCACCGCGCTGACCTCCACGTAGTGCCAGGCGTCGCAGGAGATGTCGGCCGTCGTCCCGAGCGTGGTCGAGCCGACCTTGGCCCGCAGTTTGAAGAAGCTCGCCGTGCTGCCTCGGATGATGTCAAAGCGCACTTGCTCGCCGGCCCCGCGCAGGAACCGGATCGAGTCGTTGCCGCTGACCTCGGTCGAGGAGAGCTTCATCCGGATGCCAACGGAGAACGTGTCGGTATCCAGGCCGAACGAGCGCGTCCGTAGAAGCGTGTTGCCGGCCGAGATGTCGAGCGCCGTCGTGTCAACGAACGCGCCCGCCGAGAATGCAGCGGAGTTGGGGAAATACTGGTCCCACTTGCGCTGGAGGTAAAGGCGCTGCTGCGCTTCCTCGAACCCTTCGATGAAGACTACGTTGACCATTACTGATTCCTCCGCGCGTCGCGAGCGCCGCGCTGTGAAGACGTGCGCCGATCGCGCTCGTCGAAGACCTCTCCGCCACGGCCCGCCACCAAGCGCTCCACGCTCTGGCGATCGTTGACCAACACCGGCAGGACCCGCACAATCGTGTCCCCGCCCCTGCGCCCGGCCGCGATCGTCTCGATCTCGCCCGCGCCGCTAACCTGCCCGCCCGTGGCCATACCGATGACCCGAGTGGAGCCCGGGGCCATTGCCGATGAGGAGGGATGGAAGGTCGTCCCCGCCATCAGGGCATGAACCGCCTCACTCGACAACGCCCCCGAGCGAATGCTCTCCATGAACGCCAGTCCATACTTGCGGACCGCCCTCACGGGGTGAATGAACTCATTGATAGCGACCCACACGGCCTGGTTGTCGCTCGGATGCAGACCCTTGGGCCGGCGCTGCGCGATACCGAAGTGGGCCGGGCCCGGCGTGCCACCACGGATCACGCCACCACCTGCATAGCCTCGCGCTTGGCCTCCACGATGGAAGCTCGGGACGACATGGCCACCCTCGAACGCGGCCTGCACCTGGCCGCCGTCACTGAACGCCAGGGCGATTGCCTTGGCCAGGGCGATCTTCACGAACGTCTCCAACGCGAGGCGCGCGATGTCCTGAAGGAAACGCGCAAATCGTTCTTTGAGGTCGAAGTCCTGCGTCGGGTCGAAGGCGTCCACGATCGTCGAGCTGACGAAGCTCGCGAACGAGTTGAGGGCGCCCTGGGCCAGCTCGATGCCGGCCTTGAACTCCGATGCGAACTGCTGGGAGAACTTGAGCAGGCCCTCACTGAAGCCACCGGCCAGCGAGCCATTGACGATCTTGTTCTGCTCCTCGAACTCGTGCTTGGTGATCCGCGCCTCGTTGCCGACCTTCTTCTCTTCCAGGGCCTGGCGAGCCGTGAGGATGGCCAGCTCCTGCTTGGCCTGCGTCTGGGCATCTTGGCCGTTCAGCTTGTCGAGATCGGCCCGATGCTCGTCATTGAAGTTCTTCAGCTCGATCGCGTGGAACTGGCTCAGGATCTGCTCCTGCTGCTTCAGCTCCAGGCTCTTGGCTCGGAGGATCTCCAGGCTCTGCTCATCCTCGGAGCGGGTCGAAGCCTTCTCGATGGCCGTGGCGGCCTCCAGCTTCTCGGCCTCCTGGTCGAGCGCCAGCTTCTCGCGGGCCGACTCTAGTTCGAACTTCTCCTTGGCCGTGACCTCGCGCGGCTTACCGGTCACGCTGACGCCTGGGCCCTCGCCCTTCGATGCAGCCTCGGCGTCCTTCTTGGCCTGCTCGGCCAGGGCCTTGGCCTCCTCCTTGGCCTTGAGGGCGGCACCCTTCCGGTCGGCGATTTCCTGCAAGCGCTGGGCCAGCTCGATCGCCCGCGCACTACGCTTGTTCTCCAGGTCGGCGATGTTGTCAGACAGCCGCTTGTTCCGATCGATGCCCAGCTTCTCGGCCAGCTCATCGTTCTTGATGATGATCTCGTCGAGCGCCTTCTGGAGTTCGTTGGCCGCCTCACCGAACGAGCCGCCGCCCAGGGCCTTGGGCAGAGCCGAGCCGATCTCCAGAGCGCCCTTCGCCGTCTCGCCCACGATCTGGGTAATGAACTCCTTGGTCGACGCGATGATGCCCTTCTCGGCGCGCAGGGCCGGATCGAACAGGGCCACCGTGGACTGGATCTGCGCAAAGAACTGGCCCGCCGCGTTCGTGGCATCCAGCAGTGCGGAGACCAGCACGGTCTCGACGACCTCGGCTGCGCCGGCCAGGTCCGTCTCCATGTCGCCGAACTCGGCCACCATCAGGGTCGCGATGCCGAAGCTCGCGGCCAGACCGACGCCCAGCCCGCGCGACGCGATCGTCGCCAGGCCCAGCTCCTTGCGTCCACCCGCGAAGATTCCAGCGAACCCAGATACCGCACTATTTTTCCCCAGGAGGCCAAATGCTGTGGTCAGGTTCTTGACCAGGTTCAGCACCAGGAACAACTGGAGCTTCAGGCCGATGATCGTCGCGACGAGCGGGGCGATGGCCTTGATGGCATCCGCAAACTGGGCGAACGAGCTGACGATCGGGCCGATGATCCGGAACAGGGTGGCGCCCACCGAGACCAGGACCGAGAACACGGCCTGGATCGTCTGGAGGACGTCGCCGGTCCGGCGCTTGACCTCGGTGAAGTCCAGGTTCTTGATGAACTCGCGGGCCGCCACGACGCCTGACTGGAGCGCGTCGAAGACCTGCTTGAAGATCGCGACCGTGTCCTCCTTCGGGTGGATCGCGATGACCGCATTCTTGGCGTCGCGCTCGAACACCACGAAGATCCCGATCAGGTCCAGCAGCAGGCCCTTCAGCTCCTGGAAGAACGCCTCGCCGGCCTTGCCCGTCGTGATCTGGAAGGCTTCATTCAGCGCCTGGCGCAGGCCAGTGAACGTGCGCTGGCTCTCGTCCGCGGCAGCCGCGAAGCCCTGGAGCCTGCGCTTCAAGACCTCGAAGAGCTTGCCCTCGGCCGTGGCCGTCTTGATCTGGTCGGGGGTGAAGCCCAAGGCCGTAGCGATCTTCGAGTTGCGCTGGCTGATGATGCCGGCGAACAAGGCTCGAGTTTCCTCGCCGAGCGCGTTCTGTGCCACGCCGATGGCCGCCGCGCCCTGGCTGATCAGGACCGACAGCTCGCGGATCTCGTCGACCTTCAGGCCGGCGCGCAGGCCCGGGGCCAGTGCCTGCTGGAAGGTCTCGGCCAACTGCTCGAACGAGGCCGTGGTCCGCAGCGCATCCAGGCGCAGCTTGGCCACCTGGTCGTCCGCCAGCTTGACCGCGGCCGTGAACGCGGCCGGGCCCTCGACCAGCTTGCCGGTCGCGAGGTCGGTGATGTCGCCCAGGGTCACGAGCAGGGAGCCGATGCCCAGCCTGCTCTGCTCGACCTGCGCATTGAACGCGATCGAGGAGTTGACCAGCTCGCCGAAGCCCTGCACGGCCTTGCGCGCCAAAGTGAACAGAGCCAGGACGCCGACCAGGCGCCGGAACGTGAACAGTAGCTTGTTGCCTTGAGACGTCGATCCCTCGAAGGCGTCCTGGAGTGCTCGTTGTGCGTTCTTGGCCGCCTTGGCGGCATCGGCCTGAGCCTTCGCGCCAGCCCGGGCTGCGACCTGCTCGGCGGCGGCGCGCTTGCGCTGCTCGGCGGCCTCGGCCACGGTGCGCTTGCGCTGCTCGGCGATCTGGACCGAGGCGGCCTGCTTGGCTGCCGTCTGGGCCGCCTTGCTGGCCTGGTCCTCGGCCTTCTGGCGGGTGGCGGCCTCTCCAGCCTCCTGGTCGGCGAGCTTCTGCCGGAGCGCGAGCCTGGACTTCAGGGCGCTGCTCTGCTTCCGGATCGCGTCCAGCTCGGCCTGGAGGTTCTTCTGGTTGTCTCCCTGGCCGGCGGAGGCGAACTTCCCCTTGTCCGCCGCCGCGCTGGCCAGCTCCCGACGAGTGGCCTTGGCCGCATCGCGCGTGGCCTCGAACTCGCCGCGGAGCTGCTGGAAGACTTTCGAGAACTGATCGACGGCCTTGATATTGTATCGAGCGCCGCCGAGGTCTTGGAATCCACTCACTTGGCTTTCACCTTCCCGCCTTTGGGAGCGGGTCCAGTTCCGAACTTGCTCGCGAGCTTCTTCCAGCCGGAGACATTTGCCTTCTCCTGGCCGGTGCTCTTGTCACGTCTCACATCCTGGTCTTTAGGTGAGTTGGGGTAGACCTGGACGTAGTGCTCCATGTGCTTCTTCTTGCCCGACCAGACGCTGGCCGCTGCCGCCTGCACACCGAAGGCCCGAGCCTGATGACGACCGTTCTCGCGCCAGAGCATCCGCTCGGCGAGCGCGTAGAAGGTCGACAGATCAAGCAGCATGGCCTCGTCTATGGTGTAGGCGGTGTTGGTCAGGATCAGGTCGAGGGCGTGGTCGAGTCCGGCGTAGAGGTCGGAGTCTCCGGGGTCGTCTCCGTCTCCTCCACTGGCAGCTTCCCGGCCTCGGACAGGAGCGTTTTCATTTTGAGGACGAGGGCGCCCCTGACCCTCTGGACGAAAGGGCCGAAGCGACCCGTGTTCGCCTTCCACATTCCTTCCAGCAGCCCGAAGAGAGTGGGGACGTCCAAGTCGTCATGACCCATCAGGATCTTGGCGCTGGCGTCGTCGCGCTTCAGCTCGACGGCATTGCCTTCCTTGTCGACCAAGAGCTTGTTGGCATCCGAGCGGAGCGAGTCAAGGATCAAGCGACCGATCGCGACCCGACACTTCTCCTCGGTGACCATCTCGACGAGCCGGTTCGTGTCCTGCTCGACCAGCGCGAGATAGCTCGCATGCGCCTTCGGGTCGACAGGGTCCAGGACCGTGAAGGTCGTGCCCTTGCCCTTGTCGGACTCATACTGCTCGCGGCCGAGGCGGGGAGCAGGAGTGAAGAGCCGCTTCGAGATCGCAAAGACGGCTTTGAACTGGAGAAGGAAGAGGCTCAACATCAGCGGCGCGACCGGGTAGAACTCAAGCTCGACCCCGTTCACGGCGTGCGTTTCGGACTTCTTCCTGACGACGGATTGGTTATTGCCCATGCCCCTAGACTACCACCAAATCTCGATCTGAGACGGAACTTTATTCCCCCGTCCCATGGGAAGGGCGGACTATTACGGGGCGTCCTCTTCGAGAATCATCACGTCAGCGATGAACTCGATGGTATCCGCCGTCAGATTCTGCGCCGAGGGCTGGTAGATCGACTTCTCCGGGAGGTAGATCCCGTAGCTGAAGTCGCGCACGAGCTGGGCACCGCGGTATGCAAACATACGGTGCTTGATCTGGAAGACGAGATCACTCGCGAGCGTGCCGGTCTTGCCGAGCCAGCCCAAGAACGACGTCGAGAGCAGCGGCAGGGTCTTCGTGGTCGTGCCAGTGACGGCAGTCTGGACCTGCGTGTCGCCCATCGAGCCGAAGCTCACCTGGAGGATGTAGGCCACCTTGCCGAGCGGCACGGTGTAGTTGATGTGATTGGCCGTGCTGTGGGGCGACGACATCTGCGCCTGGATCGTGCCGCCGGCCGCGATCTGCACACTGATCGTGCCGTTGTTGGTCTGGTTCGCTCCTGCGGTCGCGATCTCCATGAAGTTGATGCGCAGCCATCCCGAACCCATGGAGACGGCGGTCTGCCCATTCATCGTGTAGGTGCCGGACTTGAGCGCGAAGGTATCATCGACACCCTCGACGTAGACCGTCCGAGCGCCGGTGCCGGCCGCGGTGTCGGTCGTCGCAGCGGACACGATCTCCAGGGCGACCGCGGACGTCTGCACGGGCTGGTTAGCGGTCGCACCGCGGGCCCAGAGATTGCGAGTCTGACCCGTGGTTAGTGACACCCCGGCCCACTGCGTGATGATCCTGGAGCCGTCCACGTTTCCGCGCTGGACGTCTCGGAGGAAGCTGTTGAGTTCGCCCGCCAACTCGACGGGGACTCGGTTACCGGAACTGACGCCGCGTCCGGCCACGGCGATGTCTGCGCGAATCCTGCTCATGGTTATGCTTCCTCTTCGCCAGTTATGACGAAGTCCACTTTGTTGATGTTCTGGACAGTGGCCTCAATCGTGTCTCCGGCACCGAGGCCGGTGAGCCGGATTTCGAGAGATGCTCCCTCGAACGCCAAGGTCTGAGCCCCGATGAGCCGTGATGCCACGGCTCCGGACTTCTTGAGAAAGAACTTGGTCTTCTGATTGCCGTTCGTCGAGCTTGCCAGGATCTGAATGTCCCGGACGACGGTGCTGGCGGGCACGGTGTAATAGACAGTTTGTGCAGTAGCGGAGAGCTGACCCTCGGCCAGGATCTTCGGAGTGCGAACCTTCCCAGTGATGATCTTGACCGGTAGGGGAACCGCATCACTAACCAGGAATCCATCGAGTTCGAGAGCAACTGCTGACATAACGTCTCCGCTAGCTTTTGGTGTATTCGATGACCACGTGGCCAGCGAACGTCGAGAAGTCGATGTTCGAGATCATGTTGACGTTCGTCGCATCCGCCGAGAGGAGGATGTGAGAGTTGTTGTCCGAATGCGCGTAAGGCAATGGCAGGTTGAGAAGGCTAGGACTCGTCCTGAAGATGAGTCCGTAGAGCCTGACCGCCCTGGCCATTCCAGTGATACCATGCGGCTCAGTCACGGTGGTCGCATTCGGACCGGTGACCGCAATGATCTTGCGATACATCGGGACACCGAGCCAGGAACCGATGACCGTCTCCGCCAGAACCATGTTCGTGGGCGTGCCCGCCGTGCCGGCTTCAAGCGCCGTGCAGCGCCCGGCCAGGGCCGTATCCGCTGCCGCACGAGTGCCGGCCTCGGAGCTGTCCGCCGACCCACGAGTGCTGGCCTCGGTCGAGACCAGGCCAGAGATCGTGATATCGGCAGACTCCAGATCGTCGATGTCGCCTTCGATGGCGGAGATCGCCGTGTCCGCGTCCCCGACGAGACTGAGCGCCTCGTCAGCCTTTCGGCTGGCGACGCGCCCGGTCGTGAAGAACTCGCCGGCCATGGCTTAGGCCAGGTCCACGTATTCGAGCGTGACGAAGACGGCATAGCCGCTGTAGTCACCACCCGAGCCCGAGGTCAGCGAGACGTTCGTGGCGCCCATCGCGACCGACAGGGAGTGCGCCTCCGTGTCCGAGATGTGCGGGGCCTTGACCACCGTCGAGTCGGAGCCCTTCTTCAGGATCACGTCCAGTCGCGTGACCTGGACCGCAGTGACCGTGAGGCCATGCGCGATGTCTACCGTCGAGCTATTCGGCCCGGCAGTCGCGGTCAGGATCTTGCGCTTGATCGGCTTCCCCGAAGAAGCGAGGACGCCGATGGAACCGGCCGTCGAGCTGTAGAGCCCGAGAAGCCGACGAATGCTACGTGCAGTGTCGAAAAACGCCATTGTTATGCCTCCTCAGGCAGGTTGGCGAGCCACAGGGGCACGCCGTAGTAGGTGGAAGTCGCCAGGGTTCCGTTGAAGCCCGTCTTCATGATCTCAGTGCCCGACAGGGAGAGATCACCGTCGGCCGCGAGGAAGACTGCGTAGAGCAGAACCTCCGCCTTGGCCTCGTCCTTGAATCCGTTGCTCGCGAGAGCGCGGATAGCCACGAACCGGCGGCCACCCGACAGAGCGTTGGTGCCCTTGACCGACGCCTGCGCGCCCATGTTGGCATCCAGACTGATCCGGATCGCGTCGCCGCTCGTGACGTCGCCGCCCGGGACCAGGTAGATGGTGCCGGCCTTCTCGTCGACAGTGAAGTCGTCGTCCTCATCCAGCGCGACCCACATGGAGCCGTCCGCCGAGCGCTCCACGGTCAGATCGTCCACGTCGATATCGACGATGCGATTGCCGTCCCCGTCCACGAGCAGGATCGTCTGACCCTCCTCGGCCCCCGTGCCACCCGCCGACACGATGTCGACCTGGATGATGTCATCGACGCCCGCCACGGCCGCGTTCGTGTAGCTGGTGACGTCACCGGCCAGGAACTCCGCCAGGTTCTGAAGCGTGGTGTTCTGCACCGTGAACTTGACCGAGAGCTTGGTCTTGGTGACCAGCTCCGTCGTCTCGCGGATGCCCGTGCAAGCCTTGTCGACTTCGAGCTTCGTCTCGTCGATCGTCAAGGTGAACTCCTCGGCGCAACCCATGCACCGGAAGCCCTGGATACGGCCCTCTTCGTCCAGTTCCGAAAGCCAAATCTCGACGCCGCCGAGATACAGCTCGTTCTGGAAGTCGCAGAGCCCCGTCGTGTTGTCTCTGAAAGCTGCCATTGTTACTCTCCCGGCCAATGCACCGTCAAGGTGTAAATGGCCTTGGTTCCTTTCGATTCCTGCTGCTCGACCGGATCACGTTGATCCAACTTTCCCAGGTCGATCTGAACGAACAAGGCGTTCGTCGGATCGCTAGGGTTCATGGACACACGGAGCGGGGTCGAGCCCCAAGCCGCCTCCAGTGCCGTCAAATCGATCTGTCTGTCAAAGCCCAGCTCCAAGAGCCAGGATTCGGTCTGGACGAATGTGCCAGGCAACGCCACACAACCCGTTACCCCTAACGCTGCCTGGCCGATCTTCGTCTTCCCGAAGGAAGCCTCGGTGCGGTGACACCTGATGGACTTGGCCTTCTCCTTCACCGTGTCGCTCGTGGTGCGAATCCCTGCCGGGTATGTCACCAGTGGGAAGTCGAGCGACCGGATCAGAGTCACGACCGCATTGTGGATGCCGTCGTGATAGGTCACAGGTCTCTACCGCGTAGAAAATCCTGGTCAAGCCTCGGCTTGGCCTTGCGGTGCTCACGCCCACGTAGGGTGGTGAACACCAGGTCGTCCGGAACATCGCTCTCGCCGGTCAGGGTCGAGATCGCGCGGTTCACGAAGTCCAGGTCGGCGCCCAGAGGCGGACGACGCCGGCTCTCGTCCGCACTCGCGGCACGAAAGACGCCATTGTCGTTCCAATCCTCGGACACTCCGCCTGATGAGTCCTTGAAGATGATCGGGAGGATGTCCAGCAAGCGTGCCCGGACCAGCTCGATCTCCACAAGGTTTGCGAGCGCGCGGCGGCGCTGATCGGCCGTCGTCGGGTTCGCGGAATAAGTGATCGCCAGAAGCTGAGTGATGATGTCATCACCCAGCCGCTCCTGCATTTCTAGCCTGGCACGGAGCACGCTCTGCTCGATGATGGCATGAACATCCGCGGCCGTGTCATAAGACCCGGACATACGGAGTTCCTTCTTCAGGACCGTCATGCTCGCAACGAACAGAGGATTGGTCACGGCTCACCTTGCCCCGGGTCCGGGGCCTCGCTTCGATCGCCCGGCCTGAGCACGAGCGTCTCGTGGCCCTTGCCGGTGCAGGCGTTGACGGGCGGCACGTCCTCTTCGACGAGCTTCTCGCCCTTACGCCGCAGCCAGCCCTTCTCGATCAGGGCCTCGATCTTGTCCTCGGACTTGAGGTATTCGGCGGGGACGACCTGCCCCGCGAGGAAGATGCGGCGGTTCTTCCGCAGCTTCCCCGTGCGCTTGTTCGGGACCATCTCGTTCAGATGGACCGTCCCACGCGCAATGTAGACGTCCTTCTTCTCGTTCTCTGCCTTGGGTTGTGGCTTGCTCATGTGAGTAGTTAGGGTTCAGGGTTGTGAGATCAGACGCCGACCACGTGGATCGACACGTGCGAGCCCGGCTTGTGGAAGACGGGCATCGGGCGGCTCTCCGTGTGGAAGCACACGGACTGGCCGTCGAGCGACATCCACGAGTGCGAGAACTCGCGCCACTCCATCCGCTGACCGGACTTGAAGTTGTGGATGGGACCGAAGTAGAGCTGGTTCATCGCGCCCGGCTTGACGGTCACGATCTCGGCCCACTCCGGACGGATCAGGTCCGTGGCGGACCCGTTGACGGTCACCTGGCGGGGGTAACCCCAGACCTGGAGACCTGCGAACATACCGAGGTAGATCGCGCCCGAGTCCTGGAAGTTGGCAGTCAGATCCAGGTTGCCCGCGCGGATGTCCCGCACCGATCCACCCACGCCGAAGAGCCTGAGCGCGCTCTCGTTGTGGATGAAAGCCTGCATTGCGTCCGAGCCCAGGAGCATGTGCGTCGGCTGCTCGGAGACCTCGTCCGAGATCACCTGCTTCGCGGCCAGGATGTCGTCCTCCGGAGCGCCGTCGTCCGTGTCCCAGCCGTCCGCGGCCGAGAAGGAGTTCCCGCCCGGCTTGGGCGACGTGTAGACCCACGCATCACCCTCGTCGTCCTGGTAGGACATCTCGCCCTGGAGAAGCTGGGCGACCATCAGCTCCAGACGGTTGGCCATCTGGTCACGCAGCTCGCGCTGGTGCTCTGCGACCTCGATCTCGTAGGCCGACAGGATCTCGCCCTGGTCGGCGTAGTGGTTCATGCCCGGCAGCCGGGTCGTCTGGACCTTGCAGGCATTGAGCGCGAACCGGAGAGCCATACGCGGGAAGCGGATGAGCTTGGTCTCCTTCGCGCGCCGACGGACCCACGGGGCGTCCGAGGAGCACGGGGAGATCATGGGAGCGACCGTGCGCCCGCCCACGATGACCGGGACCTCCAGGTTCTCGGCGGACATGGTCTTGCCAGCCCCGAACAGGAGGTTGCGGAGGAAGCTCGCCGGGGACTTCGACAAGTCCACCATCGGCGAAAGCTGGTAGAACGAAAGGATCTGTGCCGGATGATCAGCCATGGTTACACCTGCTCCACGCCACGGACGTTCAGCTCGATGGCCCGCAGCTCCGGATCACGGAGGGCCTCGTCCAGCTCACCTTCCGACGGCGTGTTCGGCAGGGCGGCACGGATGGTGCTGTTGTTGATGTCTTCCCGATCGAACTCGCCCTTGAAGGCGATCTCGGCCGGAACGGTATTGGTCGCATGCGTCTGGAGAGCGCACGTCAGGAAGCCCCTGATCTGGTCGCCCTCACCCGCGGCGCCGTCCACGTCCCAGCGCTTCCAGACATCCAGGGCGGAGTCGTAGGCGACGGGAAGGTTGATCGGCAGGAGCGGAGCGCCCGAGACGGCCGCGAACAGACGGTTCACGGTCTTGGTGATGTAGCGCTGGACCGGGACACGATCGGTGCCCGACAACGCCTCGAACAGGATTCTCTTCTCGACAGCCATGGTTAGCTCCTCTTCTCCGGGGTCTTGCCCTCGATCTGGGCCATGCACGCGAGACCCCTCTCACGCAGCATCGTCGCCTCGTCCTTGATCACGCGGCCACCCAGGGGCTGCGCACTCGTGCCCTTCACGGCGGGCTTGCCCTCCGGCTTCGGCGCATTCTTGCCGGCCAGATACTGCTCCCACTTCACGATGCCCTCGAAGGTCGTCAGATCCAGCGTCGCCGCCATGATCCGGTCCTTGTGGGCCTGAAGCTGCTCGGGATCGTTCGCGTCGAATCCCTCGGGCAGATCGACGGACTTCACGACCGGAGTCGGCTTCGTGTCCTTCGCCTCGGGCGCGGGCGCCGGGGGCGTGACAGGTGCGGGAGTGAGCGACTTCACGATCCTCTCGACCCCGGTGAGGAAGCTCGCGCTCTGAGCATCCAGGAGGGCCTTCAACTTGGTCTCGTCCATTGTGTCCTCTGACTTGATGACTTGGCGCTGTCCCCATCCATACATTGAGGGTCCAGCAAGGGCTCCCGTGCGTAGATCCTCGCGGATCGCCGGGTCCTCGACCTTGAACAAGGCAGCCCATGCCCCGGTTACGTCACCGAGCGGTTGGCCCTTGTTGTCTTTCCAGCCATCGAACCGACGGTCGTCCTTGGTGACGAGCCACGATTCGGCGGCGAAAATCTTCTCGCGGCTCTGGGCCGGTGCGCCGGCCAGAGCCTCGTGACGGAGATCGATCTCCATCCCGTGCTTCGCCCACGAGTGGGCAGCGGCCTGAACATCCTCAGGCAGCAGGACTTCGCCATGCGCGTCCGGCCGGTTGGGGATGCTGATCAGCATCAGGGCCTCGCCCCTCTCGTCCATCTTCACGATGGGCTCCAGGAGCATGGGCGCGTCCTCTCCCTTGTAGACCAGCTCGACCTGGTTGGCCGGCCGATTCACGAGGCTGACTCGGGTGATCCGAGGGTTCACGATCCGACGCTTGGGACCCTTTCCCGGATTTTCCATCTGATCCGTTGCCATACGTGGGGTATACTACCACACGGTGTCTCAGAGTGAGACGGAAAAACATGGGAAAAACTTCCAAGCCCGCTAAAGTCTCGGCCGCAGCGAAAGCACGTGCGCGCCAAGAGCAGCCGATCGAGACCATGCTGGCCTCTCTGATCGCACGCTCAAATCGAAGCCTCGCCCCTGATGACGCCGATCGCTACAAGCGCTCCGTTGCAATCATCAAGGAGCTGACCGACCGGCGAGGGGCCTCGCTCCAGAACCCGACGCCCGGTGGGATCGGCCTGATGATCGAGCATCCGTTCAACATGACGGACGCCGCCAACCTCAAACTCTACAACGAGCACCACTCGACCTGCGTCAAGATCAAGCGGCGCTCGCTCGTCGGGCTCGGGCTCAAAGACCGCAAGTTCCGACGGACCCTGAACCCGCTCTGCCGGCTGGGCACGGCCGGGAACTTCTACGGCCTGATGGATCTGGTCGCGGCGGACTTCGTCGAGACGGGGAATGGATACATCGAGGTCGTGCGCGAGGGACCAAACGGGAAGATCCTCGGCCTCCATCACTGCCCGTCGCGCGATGTCAAGATCATCGTCGAGGACCAGCAGGTTCTGCTCTACGAACTCCATGGTGGACTCCTGCCGGGCCGGCGCCCGCCCGAGGGTCAGGAGCACGTGCAGATCATGTGTGCTTTCGGCCAGTCCGATGATGCGCTCGCGCTCCCCGGCTCGCGCTTCGTGCGCCTGCTCGACGGCCGCGTCTCGGAGATGATCCACTTCAAGGCTCACTCCAACATCTCGCGCTACTACGGCGTGCCGGACTGGCTGCCGGTCGTGGCCGCGGTCGAGCTGATCGCCGCGACGCGCCAGCACGTGTTCGACTTCTTCAACAACCGCGGCGTGCCGGCCCTCTTGATGTTCTTGCAGGGCGGGTTCGTGGGGCCGAAGTTGTTCAAGGCCATCTCGACCGAAATGCAGAACAACGTCGGAGGCGGCAACGCATGGAAGTCCTCACTCTTCCACCTGCCTGATGAGCTGACCAAGGTCACTCTCCAGCAGCTCTCGCCTCAAAACACCGAGAACGGAACCTTCTTCAAGGACATGCAGGAGACCCTGGCCACGGTCGTGGTGTCCGCGCACTCGGTCCCGCCCGCGCTCGCCGGCATCCAGATCCCGGGCAAGCTCGGCTCGGTGAACGATCTCCCGAACTCCCTCGTGTCCTTCCAGACGCTGGAGGTTGGCCCGGTGCAGAACCAGATCGAGGAGGTCTTGTGGGAGACCCTCGGCAACCCGGAGCTGAATGGCGGGCTCGCGGTGCCCTCTGTCGCGGACGACAGCGACGGCCCATTCGAGTTCAACGAGATGGTCAACGAGATGGCCAAGTTCATGCAGCTCATCAACCCGGCCAAGACGATGGCCAGCGCGAAGGAGAACCTTCCCGAGCAGGCTGCCGGCAACCGTGACCTGAACGCGGGCGTCAAAACGTGAGAGCATTGCGGCGCCATCATCGGGCGAGAGTCATCGCCAAGCGCGCCGCCCTGCTGAATCCATTCCGGCGGCGTTGGCTTGGTGCTCTTGGAAAGCTGGCCAAGGGAAACGTCGCGCTAGGCTGCCCCGATGGACGCTCGTGCATGATCTGCCACCCGATGCGGCGCTGGGTCGGGCCCACTCGGCAGGAGTTGGCCGCAATGAGATTGGAGCAAGAATATGGCGACCTTCAATCTGAGTGAGACCCGCAGCAAGATCATCGCGGTCATCGGCCGGGAGTATGCGCAGCGCGTGGCGGAGACCGTGGGCTCGCGCTCGATCGCCACGTCCCTGACGACGGTCCAGACCGATGATATCACTGAGATCAGGACGCCCTACTACTGGGCCCTGGCCTACCACAACGGCCGCGGGCCGATCACGATGCCCAAGGGCCACTACATGGTGTGGTTCAAAGACCCGCTGCTGGACCCGAGGCTCTCAGGCGGCCGGCCGTTCCGTCGAGCCTCACTGCGGCGGCTGACGCCGGGCGAGTTCAAGGAGGCGAAGAAGGCCGGGCTCCTGATCATCAGCCGGCAAGTGGGCCCGGAGCCGGGCACGTTCTTCTTCCCTCGCGCGGCCCGCCGCTTCCGTCAAGCGATCAAGGGTGTGCTGCGCATCCAGATGGACATCGCGGTCAAGTCGATCTTCGACGAGTGGAAGGACGAGATGGGCGGCGATATTCTGATCCCGGTCTAACGCGGAGCGGGTTCACAGGCCGCTCGCGGGGCTTGGAGAGCTTCAGGCATCGGCCGCCGGACTGCGCCCAGTGAGCGATCCCCGCCGCGTCCACGACCTCGCTCCATGCCTCCGCCGTGAACCGATGGCGGTGATGCAGTAGGCTCGGGATCGCGCGGATGATGCGCGGCTGGTGGACCGCCTTAGACACTGTCCCTTTCCACTGGCTCGGTGCTGGTAACATCAGCTTGACCTGGTGGCCCTCCATGTGGAGCCAGCCGATCGTCGAGGCGCACATGCCCGCCGCGTGCGCCAGCGCCAGGATGTTGGCCGGATTCTTGCAGTCACGGGCGATGTATTGCCCCTCGACCGCGAGCACGATCAGCTCGTCGACCGAGCAGGTGTTGGTGTGGATGAGCCGCGCCAAGTGCCGTGGGACGTCGGTGGCCAGACCTTGCAGGTCGGTCGTATGCAGCGCCCCGCAGTCGAGCAGAGCCCCGCCATCACTCATGATGGCATAGCCGGGCGCCTTGGTGTCTGGGTCGACGCCCACGAACAGGGTCACAGGACCCTGATCTCCATGTGGTAGCCGATCGCGGCGGCCCGGCGCTCGGTCAGGGGCTGCGTGGCGCCCGCGTCATAGATGTAGACCTTGCAACCGATGCGCTCGGCCACGGCCAGCTCCAGGTTCGCGCCCGAGGACTTCTCCCAGCCCGGGAGCAGGGCGATGGCATCACAGCGCGAGATCGCCTCCATGTCCCGGCGCAGGCACTGGAAGACGGTCTGCTTGGTGACCTTGTCGGTCGGCGTGTCCTCGGTCAGGCCGATCTCCTCGTCCAGCTCATGCGGAGAGAGGACATCGTAGCCGAGCTGACGCAAGTCGGCGGCGGCATTCCGAAAGGCCGGGAAGTTGAACTTGGGATAGCCCCGCATGGGGCCGGCGATGTAGATCACTTGATTGACTCCTTAGCGTTTGTTCTCATTCCTTCGTATTTCGCCTTCTCCTCTGGAGTCGCAAGCGCGTCCCAGGTAAGCATGGCGGCATTGCACCCGATGTGGGCCGCGTGTGGCTCACCGGTATCGGGATCGATGGTCTCCCCAGACTGGATGCGGAGCGCGTGGCGCATGATCGCTTCCAGGAACTGGTGCTGCTGGCCTTCGAGCATCATGCCCCTCCAGTTCTCGGGCGCATACTTGAACGCGCCGAACATGAAGACCTTGACGATCGAGACGAACGCGCGCCAGGGGAAGAGCAGAAGCATCAGCTTCGCCTTCTCCATCAGGGCGCGGGCCTCGGAGTTCGAGCGGGACATCACTTGGTTCGTCATGGCATCACTTCGTGCTCGACGGCCGGCTGGCCGCGAACGGAGCCAGGAAGCCCTTGATGTCGGTCAAGGTCGCCACGATGCCCGCAGTGCTAACTGCGCGACCACCTTCGTCGAGTCGGACCTTGATCACGATGCCCACGATCTCGCCCTGGCGATTGAGCACTGCCCCACCTGACGAGCCGTAGAAGATCGGCGCGCTGATCAGCTTTCCGGACGTCATGGAGCCGACCGCGATCGTGTAGGAGGTCGGATCGCCGGGATAGCCCACGGTCCAGACCCAGCCGCCATCGTCGGGGTGCTGCGCGGCCAGACGGACGATCGGGATCTTGCGCGGGCTCGTGAACTTGAGCATACCCAGGTCGACCGCCGGGCTGGCGATGGCACGTGAGACCGGGAGCTTGTAGTTGTCGCCGATGACGAAGAGCGGCGGCGCCTCATAGCCGATGAGGTTGTCCGACAACTGCACGGGGTTCCCGCTCAGCGCATGTGCGGCGGTCAGCACGACTACCGTCCACAGACCTTCTCCTGCCGGCTGGCAATCGATGATCACGCCCGAACCGTAGCTTCCGTCCGAGTCCACGACCACATGGCTGGCCTTGTCGGTCGGGGGATAGCCGGCGGACTCGATCGTGATCGGAGCCGGCAGCACCCGACGGTCCTCGGTGCCCCAGAGATACATCCCGACCATCGCGATGATCAGGCCGAGCGGATAGATGGACTTCAGAACGATGGATTTCATGTCAGTTGGAAGAGTCTACACTGTAGAGGTAGATAAGCAACCGCCCAGGCGGCAGTTCTTTGAAGAACATCTGGCCGATGCCCCATTCTGGGGCATGGTCGATGATGTGGTCGATGATGGACTGGGCTCCGATGCCCGAGAAGCCGACCTCCAGAGCCGACGCAAGGTCCAGCTCCTGAAGCGCGCGCCGCAGGGCTGGCAGGCTCGGGTCCGTCTTCAGGTAGTGCCGGCGCTGGGGCTTGGCGGCCACGGCCTCGGCCCTGGTGAGGGGCCGAATGCTCCGCAGCACACTCATGCCGGCACCGGAGCCTCGAACTCGGCCCATTTGTCCTCTGGAAACCAGAGCGTCAGCCGTCCACTGCTATCATAGACCGGCTCCGCCATCTTGTCCCAGCGCAGCATCAGGCACGGATCGGCCTGCACTTTCACGTCGGGGCACACGACCTTGAGTGCCCGCTCCATGATGGCCTTGATCTCCATCGCCTGCTCGTGGGCCAGCTCCTCCCAGACCTCACCGAACAACTCGTCATGGATGAACGAGAGCGGGTTGGTGCCGAAGAGGATCGAGCCGACCGTGTGGTCCGTGCAAGCCTGCGCGTAGTCGATCATGGCCAGGAGCGCGCCCTCCGCGCCCGGGCTCTGCATGCAGCAGCCATTCATGGCCGCCGCGTAGTCGCAGCCGCGCCGGATCATGCCCATGGGCGTCTTGTAAAAAAGTTTGCCCTCGTTTTCAGTGTCCTCATTGCCCCCGATGATCTTGAAGTATTCCTCCATCTCGGGGTAGGTCTCGTGCCAGAGCTTCTTCAAGTGCGCGGCCAGAGCGATGGCCTGCAAGTGCGGCGGCCACGTGCGGGCGTCCTCGATCTTCAGGCCGGCGACCGCGGGCTCGGCCATGCGCCAGGGCATGCACTTGCCATCGTCGCCGCGCTTGACCAGGCCCATCCGATCCGCGTAGTAGTGGATCGTCGAGTTCCATTCGAACAGGTGCAGATACTTGGGCGCGAACTCGCGGAGATTGATCTCATAGGGCGAGTTGCCAGCGAACGTCACGAACTTCTCGGCGCCCAGGCCACCCGGGAAGCCCAGCCCGACCGGCTTGGCGAACTTGCGCCAGAACTTGTATTTGGTCTTCTCCGACTTCGAGCCCTTGGACAGGGTCATGAAGGCATGGTAGCGCGCGTCGTCATCCATCGGCTTGAGGTAGGCGAGCGTCTCGTCCAGGAACGCGGCCAGGCGCGAGCCAAGGAACGCATGGAGGTCGAAGCCGGCATTGATCTTCTCCATGTGCTTGGAGCGGCCGGTTAGGTTGTAGGTGACCTGCGCCGTGGTGACCAGCTCCAGAGACTTGAAGTCGGCCGAGACGAACCACATATCCGGGCGCGGCACGAAGATCGGTCGGAAGCGCGGGTCCTGGTTCTGCCCATTCATCGACGGGAACTTGCGGTCCTTGCCGGCTCCCGACGACGTCCGGCCCGTGGACACGAGCGGCCTGAAGACCGCATGCACGCGATCGACCGGCTGATCGTTCCAGAGGGCTTGCGGGATGTAGGTCGAGATCAGCTTCTTGTCCTCGTCTCGGATCACGAACTCCTTGAGCGCTGAATGATAGTCACTGACCTCTTTGACGACGTCCACACCGATCTGCACGCGGCCGGTCGGGGTGCTCGGCGGCGTCTGCCCGCGCTCCTTGAACGCGGCCGAGACCAGGGCCATCAGGTTGGTCTGGTCGACACTGGCCTTGACTGCCGCCTTCATCTTGGGCGTGCCGTCGGGATTCTTGACACCCCGGGCATAGGGCCGCTCGGGCTCGCTCGGCCGCAGGATGCCGGCCGTGATCAGCTCGGGGAACTTGGTGTCGGCGTTGTCCTTCGCCACGCGCTCGCGCAGCCGGTTCAGGGCCGGCTTGTCCACGCGGAAGCCCGGCCGCGTCGCGCAGCCCAGGGCGAAGGCTCCCTGCATCCGGAAGAACTCAGTGACGTATGCCTCGGTCGATCGATAGGCTTCCTGGTGCTGGTAGACCGTGAAGGTGTCGTCGGCATCCTCCAGTGCATAGCTGCGGAACTCGACCGGGTAGCGTTCGAGTGGGAGCTTGTCCATCAGATAGTAGTTCGCTCGCGGCGCGTTCGGGTCCTCCTTCTCGGCCGAGCGATCCTTCCCGGTGTAGTGCTTGATCAGCTCGCCCAGGCTGTAGAGCAGATGCGCCTGCGTGCCGTCCGGCATGTCCATGTATTCGAGCTGGCCATGCGTCGCGAGGTTCTTGAACTTCTCACGGATCGAGACGTCGGTGACCTCATTGGCGCGCACCTTCTTCCAGATCAGTGGGAGAAGGTCCGGGAACGTGGTCGCGATGCAGTGGAGATCGTATTGGGTGTTGGCCCCGACCAGGATGTGCCCGACCGTGAGCAGCTCGATGCAACGGGCGCGGAGCGCGGCCTTGTTGTTGTTGCCCATCATGACGGGCCCGGACTGCCGCGAGTCGCGCCACTGGATACATACCAGTGGCGGATAAGGACCGTATTCCAGCCCCATAGGAAAAGTTTCGGCGTCGAACGCAATGACGACTTTGCTCATGGTTGCACCTTCAAAGCCTGGATGATGGTCGTGACAACTTTGGCTTGGTAGACTGCATCGGCCAGCGCATCATGTCGAACGCCCGTGAACTCCTCCTTGGGCAGCTTGCTGGCGAGCAGGGTCCGACCGAGATCGCAGATCGTCCGCATGCAGCGACTCGCGCGATAGGTCACGATCGAGCTGAAGCCCTTCGAGCCCGTGCGCTCATAGGCGTCACGGATGATTCGCTCATCGAACATCGGACCGTTGGACCAGAATCCCTCGACCGGGACATGGCTCATCCATTGGCAGAAGCGAGTCAGCGCAGCGGAGAGGGTCTCCCGATCACCTGAAGTCAGGGCATCCTGCGCGGCCTTGTCCTGCTTCAGCCACCATTCCACGGTGCTCGCATCGATCACGCCGATGTCCTTGGATTTCGCCAGATCGATCCGGGCATGGAACTCGATCACACTGCCGGGAATGTTCTCATAGGGGTTGAAACGCACCGCACCGATGGAGACGATCGCCGCGTCGCGGCCCGTGCCCAAGGTCTCGATGTCACACATCACATGGGAGAGGCTCATGCGCGGGCCCTCCAGTTGATGTAGCCATACGAGCCGTAGATGACTCCGGCGATGGTCAGGGTGGCCACTGCGGGCGCCGCGACGATCCACCAAGGTGTCGCATTGGCGCCAACGGCGAGGGCCATCAGGTTGAGTCCGGCGAGGACGAGGCTGAGAACGAATCCCACGGCTACGAGTCTGCTTGTCATGTTGACATCCTATCACGAGAAAGAAAAAGAAGCGGGCGCCGCTCTTACCCCTGAGCTAGAAGGTTGGACGAAGCCAACCCACGCAGGACTCGAACCTGCTCCTGCGCCCTATGGTTCCGCGGGGTGGACTTGAACCACCAACCTCACCCGTATCAGGAGTGTGCTCTGCCGATTGAGCTACCGCGGGATGAACTGGATGCCGGCCCGGGGCTCGAACCCAGGTGCTGCCGTTGCTTTTAGCCCGGCCAAATAAAGAGAGGCGTGCTGACCGTTACACCAATCGCGCGGTGACCCCGACTCGGCGGGGTCGTAGGCGGGTCCCTAGCACCTGCGCAACGCCGGACTTGAACCGGCTCTTCCTCATGTCGACCCGGAGATAGGAGTCTCGCCTACCACGGCTTCGGGGTGGGCCCGTCGCCTACGATCTATCCAGGTTACGCGGCTCTGCTTCCGCGGGCTCACCACTTTCTCGGGCAGGTGACGCCTTTTGAATCTCGCGGCGAGTCCAAGCTCAGGCACTGTATCCAGTGCCGACCGTTTGGAAGCTGGCTTGCGCGCTTCGATTCGAATAAGATGGCATTGTGGCGGGATTCGAACCCGCATCCAGGATAGTCCCCCTCACCCCTTTCGGGCCGTGAGGAGATTCGTCCTGTGTCTTACCGTTAGACGACACTCCGCATGCAAGGCCCAGCCAGGGACCACGGGCAGCTTCTCGCAATAGCGACGGGACGCTGCGGTCCCGATTGATCACAGTGCCTGCAACTGCTCCTCGGTATAGAACTTCTCGATACCGGTGATCTTGCGCAGCTCCTCGGCTCCGACGACCCGCACGAACTTGACCTTCACGAAGGGCTCCTTCCGCTCGCCACCGCGCATGATCGTGTTCGGCGTCGCCGCCTTCATGTCGTAGAGCAGATAGGCCACCAGCTCGACCGCGCTCGGGCTGAGCGTCGACTTGTCGAGGCTCATCGCGTCGGTGACTTCCTTGTTCATCTCGGCGAAGCGCTCGTCCGTGACGCCGAAGACGAGCTTGATGAACGCCTGGATCTCGGAGCGGCCATAGCCGTTCTTGTCCGGGGCGAACTTGAACACGGTCGAGATTTGCTCGCCGACCGCGTGGGTGCCCATCTTCAGGCCCTTGTTGTGGCTGTCCTCGTTCTCCAGGACTTGGAGAACCGTGCCCTCGACGCGGTAGAGCACCTTGCCGGTCTCGCGGGTCGAGTCGGCCAGACCGTTGCGGTCGAGCCGCACGATGTAGCGGCCGGGGAGCGCGCGGGCCGCGCCGAGCTTCTTGGCGCCGAGGATATCGGCAGCAGCCGCGGATACGTCCGCAGTCGTGTGCTTGTTCTGAGCTGGAGTCGTCATGTTGATTTTGTTGTTGAATGGCGCAGTGAGCGCCGACCTTCCAGACTATCCCGCCTTTCGGGAGTTGTCAAGTTTTGGATCTGAAAAACCTCCGAATCGGGTCGTGATCATCTCGCGCTGCTCCTTCGACAGCATGGCCGGGGTCATCCCCTGCTCCTTCAGGAACTCGGGCGAGAAGATTTCGGGCAGGGGATTGTAGGTCGCGAAGACCACGCGCTGGCGCTGGCCCAGGGTCTGCTGCGCGAAGATCGCATCGTTGATCATGGCCCCGTAGTTGATGTGGTCAAAGGCCGTGGTCAGGTTTGTGGTGATCACGAGCGAGTCACGGAGCTGGCCCTGGCGGTGCGTGCGCGAGATCGTCTGCTCCATGTCGCTCGCATCGCGGCTGATCTGGATGAAGTATTGGTTGCCGAAATGCTGCAAGTTCTTGGCCGTGCCGTGCGCCTTGATCGAGGCAATGACGACTTTGCTCGCGTTCAGTGGATCGACGATGGCCTCGTTGGCCTCCGCGCCGGCCGGGCAGAAGAGCACGTCCTGGTCGCGGGCCTCGCCGATCTCGGTGGCCCACTTGCCTAGGCCCGTGTTCCAATACCAGATGATGCAGCCGCCCTTCTGCTCATGGGCCCAGTCCAGCGCCGCGTCGATCTTGGCCGACGAGTGGCGCACGTAGCGCCGGAGCCGCTCGACCCGCTCGGGGAAGTCCAGCTCCTCCTTCTCGTCCCATGCCTCGACCACTTCCTCGGGCACGTAGCGGGTGCGATCCTTCTCGATCGAGCGCGCGACATCGCGAGGCGTGTCTAGGCCGATAGACGAAGTCTTCAGGAACTCGCGCAGCACCGAGTGATATCTCTGGAGGGCCTTGTGATAGAGCTGGCTCTTCATGATCAGCTCGGCCGCGTGTCCAGTGGAGTCCGCGGTCTTGAACTTCACCATGTGCTCGGGCGTCGGCCAGTAGAGTGAGTTGTGCCCGCCCGCGTTCAGCTCGTGCCGCCACTTGAACGTGAGCATCTTGTGCTCCAGCTCGTCCCCATCTGGCGTCTTCATCCAAATCTCGACGTCCTCCAAAGTCTGCTTGACGACGTCCCAGCCCTTGGACTTCTCCAGGCCCTCGACCGGCCGGTTCTCGATGTAGAGCGACGTGCCCACCGACTCACCCTTCGTCGCGATCACGCCCGGCGCGGAGTGCAGGCGGAGCTGGAAGGCCCGGCGCAGGTCGGACGTGGTCGGGTTAAAAGTCTCGCCCGGATAATGTAACTTGGCCCAGTTGACGAGTGGGGACAGGGACTCGGGCATCTCCTCCACGTCACCCGTCGCGTGCGAGTCCAGATGGACCGACCACGACTCCAGTGTTGACATTGTCTTGGGCAGCGGGCTGCGGTCATGGAGCGCGCGCATCATCAGGTGGTGCATCTGTCGGAGCTTCTTCTTGGCCATCGTGCCCGACATGGCCACGAACTGGGGGCCCATCTCGTCCAGCATCGACATCACCTTCTTTCCCACGCCCGAGCGCGGGTTGCCCAGCATGTGGGCCTCGTCCGCGATGACCAGCTCGGGCTGGAGCATGGCCAGCAGATCGACGCCGGACTGGGCCGAGATGTGGGAGTAGTTGACGATGTAGAGCCCGGCGCCGCCCGTCTTGGCAATCGACAGCCGCGAGTCCCACGGCCGGCCGTAGAAGAAGTGGATGTTGTTCAGGCTCAGCTCGACGAGCTTGCGCGCGAACGGTAGCTGCTGGAGCGCGGTCTGTGGCGCCGCGTTGGCCGGGATCAGGAGGAGGATCTTCTTGATGCCGTGCTTGAACGCCTCGTTCGCAATAAGGAACGACGCAAGCGTCTTGCCGAAGCCGGTGCCCACGGGGAAGAAGCCGCCGCCATAGTCCAGGTATGACTGCACCATCCCGACCTGGGTGGGGTTGATGCGCCACAAGGGCTTGCCCGAGTCGTCGGTCGCGGCATAAGCATCGGGCCTCATCCGCTCGATGGAGAAGACCTCAGCGTCGTCTTCGTCTACTTCTGGCACGAGCGGCAGGCCGAGGATTCGCTCCAGCTCGACGACGGGCATGGGCTTTGCACGGCCGTGGTAATGCTGTTCTGCGAAGTATCGGGCAACCTTGGGATCGTTCATTGAGGTATTTCACGGCCGATTGGAGCGTCTGAAGATCGTCATGAGCATGGCCAAGCATGCGATTGTGTAGACTACACAGCAGACCACGGACCTTACCCGTCGCATGATCATGGTCGACTACCAGAGTCCGATCCGTGCCACAGATCGCGCAGACTCCACCCTCGAAAGTCCACAACGCGGCGAAATCTTCGGGCTCAAGCCCATACTTCGAGCGACGTTGTTGGTCACAAGACTGCTCCCGGATACGTTTCGCATTGGCTTTGTAGTATTTGCGCTTGTATCCGGGATGGGCCTTCCACCATGCTCGCATGTAGGCCCGCTTCTGCGCCGGGTTCATGGATCAGAACGGGATTTCACCGTAATCCGTGCGCTCGTCGTCGCGGTCTGCGGCGTCCGAGAACTTGTCCAGCGCCGCGATCTGCTTCGGCGTCAGGAACCCATTCTCGCGATACCACTCCCGGCACGACTTGACGAACCGGTGGTCGGGCGCCGCGCGCTCCGCGTCCTCCAGTGCCTCCTCGGCCTCCTTGCTCTTCTCCTTGAGCTTGCCCGCGTCCCGCAGGTTGCGGGGCGTGTCGGTCGGCGCGCTGCCATCCTGCTCGGCGACCTCGTCCAGGATGCGATCCGCGATCTCGCGCAGCCGCTCGACCTGAGCGTCGTTCTCCAAGTCCTCCAGCCGCAGCTCACGGCCCGCGAGGGAGCCGTGAACCAGGGCCACGATCAGGAGCGTGCGGGGGCTCACAGGCCCACCGACTTGCGCACGGTCTCCAGCTTCTCGGCCAGGCCAGCGTTGAACTGCTCCAAGCAGCGGATACGCTCCATCTGGTCCTTGATGAGCTGCGCGTTGTTCGCGCCGATCGCGATCGTCGGCCCGCTGCTGAGCCCGCGCGATCTGCGCGTGAGGATCTGCACGTCGTTCCGCAGCGAGTTGTTCGCGCTGACCAGGTCCAGGTTCTGCTGGCGCTCGCGGCCGAGCGCGTCCTCCTGCTTGACCACGTCGCCCATGAACCGGACGACCAGCTCGGCCGCCGTCTCGCGGTCGGGGCTGAAGAACTCGCCGCCGCGCGTGATCGCATCCTTGACCGTCTTGGCCAGGGACGGCTCCTTGTTGCCCGCGCGGAGCTGCCGGATCGTCTCGTTGGCCTCATTGTAGCGCTTGATCAGCTCCTCCGTGTGCTGGGGCACGCTCGTGGGGAGCGCGACCGGGCAGTTCGCGGATAGCTTCTGGCCGATGGCCTTGCGCTCCTTGACTGCCTGGATAGCATCCGTGAGCATCTCAGACGTGAGCCGGGTCCGGCCATAGGTGCGCTCCTCGATGCCGGCCGCCGACAGCGTCTGCCGGACCTGGCGGAGGAGGTAGGAAGCCGTCGACTGCTCCTGCTTGAGCACCGGATCGGTCGATGGGCTCACGTATTCGTTCGCGCCCTGGCCGATCGCGTGCCGCGCCCAGGCGGTGCTCGGCGTGTTGAGCGGGCCGCCGCTGAACGTGCGGACGCCGATGCGCCGGATGTTGTCACCGAGAGAGATCATCGGATCGAAGCTGCCCCTCTCCAGGATCGCTTCGCGTGCGCCCTCGATCTCCTTCGCGACCTTGCGCAGGACGTTCTTGTAGTCGTTGATCGCGACCTCGGACTTGCGGGTGAGCGCCAGGTTCTCCTCGCGGAGCTTGGCGACCTCCTCCTTGTGGCCCGCAGCCTGGCCGTCGAGCATGGCCTGCGCGGTCTTCCAGGTCTTCGGGACCGGCTTGAAGCCCTCCGCGATCCTGTCGCAGAGCCTGTCGACGAGCGCGGGGTTCAGGCCCGGGAAGACGTCGGTGATGGTAGAGCGGAGAGAAGTCTTGAGCGTGAGCGTGTTCATTGGTGTCACTTGGTTCCCTGAAAGGTATCACAGGAGTTGGTCTCGATGACGTCCACCATCGCGTCCAGGTCCGCATCGCCCCGATGTGGGGCCAGGACCAGGGTGCCGGGCGGGATCGTCTTCAGCGCGGCCAAGACCTCGACCTTGAGCGCGTCGCGGCGCTTCCAGGTATCGAGGCTGTAGTAGGACTCGACCTTGCCCGCCTTCGCCAGCTTGATGGCCAGCTCGCGGAACAGGAGCTGGGCGTCGACCGTGCCGCGGATCGCGATCTGCCGCGTGTGGGTCACACCGCGCATCAGGGCGATCGGGAGCAGGCCCTTGACGTCCAGCTCGACCTGCTCGATCGGGATGGGGCCGGCGCCGCGCAGGGCCTCCGCAGCGGGCGGGGGCTGGACCGGCGGTGGCGGCTCGGTGATCTGGTCCAGCTCGGCCTGGAGCTGGTCAGCCATCTCGTCGCCGGCCGAGCGGGGCTTGGGAGCCGGCTGGGAGGCCGCAGCAGCGGCTGCCTTCTCGGCGGGCGCCGAGGCCAGGGGCGTGGTCTGCGTGGGCGCAGCGGCCACCGGGGGCTTGTCCTTGCCCTTCACGGCGCCCTTCTCCAGGTCCAGCTCGTAGGTCTTGCCGTCGACCACCCACTGGAGCCTACCGCGAGGGTAGCCCTTCTTGAAGAAGTCCGAGGCGTCCACGTTGGTCTCGCGCTTGTAGTAGCCCGCGCAGCCGACGCACATCTTGCCGTCGTCCGTATATCCTCGAGCCCGGCAGTTCGTGTTCCCGCAGGTCGGATTCCGCCAGGGCGCCAGCAGGTTGTTGTCCATGCCCTGCACGGGCGCCTGGACCACGGGCACGATCGTCACGCCCTCGACGTCCACGATGGGCGGGCCGCTCGGCGCCGCGACGGGTGAGGGCGTCAGCTCATCGGCTTGCGGAGCCCCAGCGGAAGCCATGGCCACCGCACTGGACGCCACGGCCGCTACCTTCTCGCGCTGGAGCCGCGCGAGGCGATCGGCCTGGCTCTCGGGCTTGGCCTTGGGCGGGGTGACCGCCGCGGGCGGGGCCGGTGGCGGAGTGGGAGCGGTCGTGGTGGAAGCGGCTGCGGCACGTGCGAAACGAGTCATGGGTAGTTGTTCTGTTGGTTTTGAATCGGGTGTCGTGGGAGCATACTCCATGCGACTGCGGTATTGCTCGACGGTCTCGGCTCGCCCACAGATTCGCCTGAATGGGCAGCCACGATACTTTCCGCAAATGCCGGCCTCGTGGGGTCCTGGCACCTTCAGAAAGTCAGTCTCAAAAGGATACTGTGTGCGGGCCTCGTGCATGCGCTGCATGATGGGCATGATCCTGGTCTGCCACATGCTCTCGACCTGGGCACGAGTCACGGTCGCCGGCCGCTTGTCAACGTAGCCGGTCTTCACGAAGTTGTTGTGCCGAATCTCGCACTCGTCGGCGTCGGGATACTTCTCGAAGTAGACGAGCGCATATGCCATCAACTGGATGTTGTTGGCCAGCTTGTTCTGCGCCACGAGATAGGTCGTAGTGCCCGCGCTCTTGTGGTCCTGCACGCCGTCCCGATGGAGAACGTCGATCTTGCCCGTGAACTTGCCGAGGCCCGGCAGCGGGAACTCGAATGCGTGCTCGACCTGCATCTCGGGCGGGCGCACGATCACGCCGTGGTCTAGGCCGGTCGCAATGAGGGCTTTGATCGTGTCGCCCTCGTATGGTGCCAGGCGCCAGACGCTGCCGTCGTTCTCGGTGACCTTCATCCAGTCCCCGTCATACATCGGGCGCCCGAGCAGGTAGTTCTCGATCTGCGCGTGCATGACCGTGCCGAATGTGAATGAGCTGCGGTCCATCTTGATGGGCAGCTTGTAGACGCTCTCGCCCATCCACTTGCGGGTGCAGGACTCGGCCGTGGTGACCCGACTGATCGAGTATGAGTTCATGGCCTAGCCCCTGCCTTGAGGTCTGCTGCCACGTCGATCGCGGGCTTGGTTCGGACTGCGGGCTCGATAGGTTGAGTATCAGGCGGGCTCTCAGGCTTGCCGGCCTCGAACCACGCCGCGAATGCCTCCTTGATCTGCCCGGTCCATTCTGCGTATAAGGAGCCTTTGGTGAACAGGCGCGAGAACGGGATGAAGTAGCGATGCGTGGCCCCGAAGATCCGATCCTTGCTTGTGGCCAGTGCATTCAACGTGCGACCGATCCACACTGGGCTCGTGTTCTCCTGGCGGCGCTTCATGGCCTCGATCACGCCCGAGACCGTGACCCACACGCCCCAGTGGATCATGTCGACGCAGCAGTTCGCGAAGGCCACGCCGTTGCTGCTGAACATGACGTTGATCCCAATCATCGCATTGGCCTCGGTGTCGCTCACGCCCGTGTCGAGCGCCGCATCCAGTTCGGGAGTGGACTCACCGTCGTAGAGCAAGCGACCCTCGCCGCGCACCAGCTTGCCATCGGCCTTGAATGTGAACAGACGGTGCATCTCGGCCACCAGGTGGCGAGCGAGCCGGTATTCGGTCGGAGCTGCCTCGTGAGCGACCCAGCCGTTCGTGTGCTGGTGCTGCTTCTTGGACTCCAAGAGCATGGATGCCTCGCGCCGCACATGGAAGATCGCAATACGACTCGCAATGGCCTCTTTGTCGTCCTGGGTCAGGGAGCGGTCGCCGATCATGAGCTGCATCCAGTCCATGTTGTTTGCCGTCACCACCATGCGGTGAATGCCCGCGACCTCGACCTTGCCCTTGCCCTTGGGATTGATGCGCTTGCGAGCGCCACCCGTGAACCGGCGCAGCTTCTCGGCCAGGTCCTTGCCGCCCGAGCCGAAGCCCTCCTCGGCGTGGATGATGGCGCAATCATACAGATCATCCTCATACTCGGATGTGATGGCATTAGGGTGGGCTAGCTTGGAGGGGCTGAACCACTCAGAGATGCCGTGGACCAGCATGTTCTTGCCCGACTTGCGCGCGCCAATGATAGCAACGATGGCCGTGGGTCCGTCCTGAGGGCGACCGATCGGGATGAATGCGCGCAGGAACTCGTCCTTTCGCTCGGCGAACATGGCCGTCAGCCACTGGTCGATGTCCGCGTCGAACTTGGGCTCATGATCGATGGGGATGATCGGGCTGTGGCCCAGCATCGGGAAGCCGTTCTCGAACTGGAGCGAGCAGCCGCGTGGGCCATAGACCACCTTCTGGCCGTTGACCAGCGTGCAGTATTCGTCCACTAGCTGCTTGGGAGTCTTGGGCTTGACCTTCTCGTCGATCTCCCAGTCCGTTGCGATCAAACGCGGGTAGCTGTATTCGCGGATGACGTGGCCCAATGTGGTGATTGGCTGCGGGAATGGATAGTAGAACCCATCGCGAGCCAAGGGCATGAACATGGTATTGCCGCCTTGGTTCGTGGCCAACATCAAGCGCCGATGCTCGCCCATCCACACGAGCACACCAATATCATCAAGCGGCGGCACGTCAGGGAGGTAGGTCCGCACGGCCTCGTATAAAATCCCACCCCGGGCGACGGCCGGTGACGCCGCCTCGCCCGTATTCGCGTCAGGCTCAGTCGGCCGGGGTGGCAATGCTGCTGCGTCCATGGTGGCCATGGCTCGCCGATGCGCCTCTGCCCTGGCCATGGCCGTGGCCACGAAGCGCGGGAGCTGCGCAAGATATGGGACGCGCTCGCTCTGGTCGTAACCGAATGTGGTCGCGGCCGGGGCGAGTAAATGGTAACAGTGCCCGAACGTGAAGTAGGGCGTCATGGCCAGGGCCTTAGCCACCGACTCGGAGCCCTTGAGCAGGCGCACGTTGCGGTGCTCGTCATAGCGTTCGAGGGTGGGCAGCGCGTCCTGCATCCAGCGTGGGAGCGCGGTTCGGGCCTGCTCCAGATCGGATGGTGGGTCGATGATAGCCGGAATGGCCACGTCGGCCATCGTGGGCAGGGCCGGGAAGCCTTGCTTGGCATGCTCGGCCAGCTCGCGCTCGGGCGGATGCTGCGTCAGGGCCCGGTTCATGAGCGAGAGCAGCAGCGGGCTGGCCTCGGCCGGGAAGTAGTTCACGGTCACGTCCGCGAACGGCAAGCGGAAGAGATGAGTCCAGTCGGTGACCGAGTCATCCAGTGTCAGTCCTTGCTCGGTCGCGAGTGCTAACAGTGAGTTGGTCAGGTGCTCGTAGGCGGAGCCCGTGATCCCGATCGGGATTGGACTAGGCAGGGCGAGGATGGCCCGTAGCCCGTGCCGAGTCCGATAGGTCACGGTGTTGCCGAAGCCCGTGACGAAGCGTGTCAGGGGCGATTCGGCCTGTTCCTGCTCGGCTGGGGTGAGGCTGGACCAGGGCAGCCCGCCTTGCTCGTTGCGTTCCCGATCGGGATATAGGTGCTTCAGGTCCAGGTCAAAGAAGACATAGCTGGCCGAGAGCGTATGGCCGAGCTTGTGCAGGCGCCGGGGCGTGTTCTGATTCGTGCGGCAGTCGTGTGCGGATGAGGATGCGACCGTGGGCTGCACCATGCAGTCCCACTTGGTCTCGATGGACTGTGGATTCTCCAGCAGCTCGGCCAAGGACTCGGTGATGCACGGGCTATCACTCGGGAGCTTGACCGGGCCCACATACGTCACACGCTGCTGCATGGGTCACCCCGCCCCCATGTTGACCTGCTCACGCCGGTCCTTGCGGATGGCATCATACGCCTTCTGGATCGCCGCTCGGGCTTGATCTTCGTAGTCAGGGCGCAGCTTGGTGACGGGTGCCTTGTTTCCGGTCAGAACGCGCTCGACGAGCGCACGCAGGATTTCGTGGTTGTCCATGGTCGTGGTTCGGGTCAGTGCAGGCAAAATGGGGTTGGATCGAGGCCGCAGCAATGAGCGCATTCTCCATGAGGGAGAAGATCAGGACGTTGCGCTCCTCATTCGTGAGGATGCAGTAGAAGGACTCATTGCGGCGAATGGTGACCCACATCAGGCGCTTGCGGTAGGCAATGCGCTCAGTGGCGTGCTCGACGCCCTTGACCGCGTTGACGTAGGCGATCTGGGCCCGGGCGATGGCGGTGTTGGCATTGACCAGGGCAAGGCGGGCTCTCGCGAGTCCGTGTTGCGCGTCTTCTTGGTCGTCCAGGATCTTGCTCATGCACCGATTCTACCTCCTGGCCAGTCCTGTGGGAGAGAAAAGGCTCGAAAACGGCCGATAGGGCATGCTATTGCCCATGTCATGGAGAGAAAGGGTAACATGACTCGAGGCCCAGGACGCCGGAAAGTAGCTGAAGTCCCAATGCTAATAAGAGTCCCGCGCCAAATAGGGCTAAATAGTATTTTTCGACCCGCTCCGCCCCCCTAATGCGTGATAAATGTGACACCCCCCGGGGCTCCATACATGATGACACATGACGTGACATGAGGTGTAGTGTAGTGTTTATACTATTACTCTATCTACTACTCTGTAAGTCCCTCCTCATGGAGATTTGCGCGCCGAAAAGTAAAAGTGTCGTATAT